CGTTGCTCATGCTAAGAGATATGCTCCCTATACATTTAGACGACAAGATAGATTAGTGACTGGAGAAGATTTCTCAGAATTTACTAATAACTTTGTTAGCCAATTAGGGACTATGGGAAAGGGAGTCGCTGCGGTTAGAAAAGCTTATAGTTCAGCTAATATAATTGATGTTTATGTATTAGAGATTGCCGATACCGCTCAATTACAAAAAGCATCCGTACAGTATAAGTCAGACCTTCTTAATGCTATGGAGCCTAAGAAAATGATTACTGACGAAATAGTAGTAGTAGACGGAGTAGTTAGAGGACTGGATCTAGTTATATCTGTTAGAATAGACCAAGAATTAAATCAACAACAAAATCAAATTAAATTAAAAGTTAATGACGCAGTAGTTAATTTCTTTAATGTAGACGATAGAGATTTTGGAGAACCATTTATTATTGCTGAGTTTCTTAGAACCCTATTTGAAATTCCAGAGGTTAGATATTCTACAGTAGACAATCTAGATAGTGATATTACAGTAGATTTTAATGAATTTATAAGTTTAAATAACTTAACTATTAATATAGTATTAGTATAATGACTCTCCAAGAAATAGGTTTCCTAGATAAGAATTTTTATAAAACAAATTATCTTGAAACTCTCAAGATTATTACTCCTAAGGTCTATCTTGAAGAGGACATGGCTTTAAGTGGTCAGTACTTAGATCCTTTAGCTGATATAATTAATAAGCATATTCAATTTGTTGCTAATGCTAACAATATTTTACATATATCTGCTACCTCTAATTTTTCTTCTATCAACACAATTAATGGACTATCTCCATATTTTATTAAACAAAATGGTTTAACATTAATTGATCCTATTATATTTGAAAGACAAATTTTAAATCCATTAGGATTCGGATATGTAAATTTTGATACTAGTACAGATTTTAAAGCCTTTTTAGATTCCACCATACTTCCAGATACTAGACTAGGAGTTAATAGTACAATATTCGCTACCACTCCTTCTGCTAATCATGAATATTTAATTAATAATTTAGGATTATTTTATTTATTAAATACCTCATGTAATGGATTAACTTCTGATCCGTCTTCTTTTATATCTCAAAAATATACAGATGTTATCTATAAAGGGAATACATTAGGAATTGATGATGGAATACAGATTCTTAATTATATCTTATGGAATAATCAGAACACTAGTTCTTTATTTAGGCAATATATTCCATCAAATTATTTAAGTTCAATTAATCCTAGTGGCCTTCAACAATTAAATACTTTAACTAATATCGTTTATAATACTTTACAGAGCGATAACTCAGACAATACTGTAAAGAATGCTTTCCAAAATTATATTGATGCTGGAGTTTTATTAAATACTCTAGACTCAGCAGGTCCTTTTGAACGATTATTAAAAGCATTTAGTTTTGGTATTTATGATGTTAATTCTAATATTGAATTATTAAATACGCTCTTAGATGTTGATAGATGCCCTAATGAATTTCTTCCTTTATTAGCACATATGATTGGATGGAGATTAGTTTCCAATAATCCTGAAAAGTGGAGATTACAATTAAGATTAGCTACTACTATCTATAAAGCAAAAGGAACTAAGAAAGCTTTACAGGCAGCTATCAATACCATTATTCCAACTGCTATTTTTGATCCGGTTTCAGGAATAATAGAATTATATGAATCTTATATTCCTTATTTAATTTATTATTCTTTATTAACTGAGTCTTTCTTATTTGCGGATGGATTTAATAGTTGGACTCCTGATATAGCACAGTCTTTAGGTGTAGCAGATTTTACCACTAAAAGTTTTGACCAAAATGTAAGATATGCGGTAGATTATATAATTTTAGATTTAGTAAGAAAGTTTCCAAATTTATTTTACTTAGCAGGAACTCCTTGGAATTTAGCTGATCCAAATTTTATATTTAAATATAGGGATAGATTATTTCCTATTCCTCCTTGGGAAGAAATAAAATATTACGAGCATCAATTTATCACTAATGATCTACTACAAGAATTAATTAAAGTTTTAAGTTGTTTTGGTGTAGATACTGGATATTTAGATAATCTATTAAATTATATTGAACAGTATACTATTAAATCTGGAGCTACTGAGATAACCTATAACAATGCTTGGTTATTTTTCACTCCCTCTTCTATTAATCCTCCTAACTTTGCAGAGATAATTAGTGATTCTAGTAGAAATAGAATAGAATACATGACCCTATGGAATGGTAAGTCTTCTCACTTTAGACTTGTATTTACAGCTAGTTCTATTAATTTTAACTCTGTTAATTATGATGCAAGTAGTTTCTTATCTGTTATTACGGCTTCTAGATTTATAAATGAATTTAGTCCATTCCATTCTATACCTGAAATTTTATTATTTATAAATTTATTAGTAGATGCAAAAACATACTCTGATAACTTTTGCACTACATTTATTTATCCTGTAGAATTTGAAGTAGCATTTCCGTCAGGAATGGCATATGGAGGTCCTGAGTTTTCTGGGGTTAATATGTCTGCTAGTGGGCATCACTTCTCTAAAGGAGATGTTGATAACATAGCAGATTTATTAATGTCGGATGGTCCTTCTGGCGCTCCTGCATTATCTAATTTAGGAAGAAGATCTATAAGAAGGAGAGATTATTTCCATTTACTAAAGAGAAGTGGACATTTCCATAGAACAGGATTTGATATGCCATCTCCTAATATAATGGATCTTTCTACTGGGGCCTATGCTTCATATTTATCTTCTTATATCCCATTAGGATTAATACCATCTACATTAGAGTTTGCTTCTGCAATAGCATCTTCCTTAGGAATTTATGATTATTGTGAAGGTTATAATGCTAGTGATAGTTTTTATGGTTATAATGTAAGTAATACTTTCCCATGTAGGGGATTAGAAACAATTACTACTTCTACGTGTGATCGTTATGTTGATAGAGGGCAAACTCCACAAATAATACAGACAATGTATTCTGTTGGACTTCGTAGAGAATTAAATAAAATTGCTAGCAGTATTCCTGATTTCTTTCCTGGTGGACTTCCAACTACAATCTTTTCTAGCTTTTATAATCTACCAGAATCTTTTCAAGCTATTATAGGAACTTTTCCATCTAGTTTAAATGAATATTATAGTTTTAGTTTTGGAGATGGGATGCATAGATTTTACAGAGATTTTACAAGTGTATTTAGAAAAAATATAATTACTAATCAATCTAGCAACGGTGGATTTGATATATTTTCTCATGCTTATGGACCTCTTCTCTATAATGGAACATTATTTATACAAGGATCGGCTTTAGCAGCACACCCAGAGTTTGCTGCTTCTACTTTTAATAATGCTATACCTATTAATTATAATAATGGTACTGGAGTATTAAGTAAAGCAGGAATCGCCTCTGGATTAGGTACTTATCTTGTTTCATCATTTATTCCTGATTATTTTATAATTAGACCAGAATTTAGAAATGCTAATTTTATTAGTGGAGTAGAGTTTATTGATACTTCTGGGGCAGCAGCTAGAAATAATATAGAAATCTTTAATATAGATCAGGCCCAGGCAAGATTTCTTGAAGAAGATTTCTTTGTTAGAAATCCTCTTATAAAAGTAACTGCTTTAAATGGTGCCCCAAGACTAAGATTTAATTTAAGTGCATATGGCCCCTCTAGAAATACTCTTATTCCAGAACATAATTTTAATTTAAATATAAATGTACTTCCTGGAACTTATACTGGAGATCAAATAGGAGGAAGTATATTAGGAGTATGGTTACATACCGGAATAGAAAATGGAGTTTCTTGGTCTTATAACTTTGATAAAAATTTATGGATTTCTACTCCTTATACACTTTTATCTTCTTTAGCATATATTAATAATAACTTAGCTAAATTAGTTTCGTTTCCTTTAGCTACTCCCACGTTCCCAGGGGGTAATAATACTATAGTTTCTGCGTGTTATGAAAATGTAACAATACAAGGAACAGTAATAAATGGAGTAGGAAATATACCTATAATACAGGCAAACTTTACTAATGTAGGCTTATCTTTTAATACTATGAATTCTAAAATTATAGCTCTAGATTCATATTCTAAAACTCTTGGACCAGTTCATAGATTAAATCAAAACTATATTTTAGATATTTTTACGGTACCAAATATCACAGGAAATTATTATCAGATATTTGATGAGATAAGTATAATAGATGTAACAGAAAATAATAGAGTTTCAGAATATACACAGGATGAAGTTACTAATGTAGTTAGATTTTTTAATTATTGTTCAGAGGGGCCTGGATCTCGTTATGCACCAACTACTTCTGGAATGTTTGATGTTAGTGGGGGGAGTAGAATAAATTATAGGATTCACCCAGAATGGACCCCCCACTCTACTTCTGGTGGGACTTTTAATGGAGCTTATACTTCAATAGATATTAGTCAATAATGAATGGACAAGTAGAAATTTATAAAGTTTTCCAAGATGGAACCGAAAGGCTAGTCCATAAAGAGGGAAATCTTATTGTAGATGAAGCACGCAAAATAATTGCGGAAATGATGACCATTCCTCCTTTTATAGCTAATATACCTACTGCATCTGCGGTTTTAAATACTTCTAACTGGACTGTTCAGGCTATTTCTTTTGGTAAAGATGCATCCTCTTATTATGGTAATTTACATGGATCTACTTTTACTGTATTAGATGGTACTACAAGACCAAGCACAGATAGCAATAATGTACCTTATTCATGGGTATCCGCTGCTGGTTATCATAAGGGATATACTAATGTTCATGGGCTTCCAACTTATCCTAGTCCTATAGATAAGGTTTTAGAGCCTGGAATCTATCCTTATGACTCCTCTGCGACCTTCTATCAACTACCTAATTTCATTCAGTTTTCCTCTCAATTAGGACTCACAGCCGCTCAGGCTATAGCTTCCGGGTGTTGGCCCGTGTCTCAGGGAAGCGGAACTTCCGTGCATGTTAGCTCTTATAATAACACTACTATAGGACAATATAATAAGTGTATGGGGGCTTATAATTTAAGAGGCACAATGGATTATAGAGGTTATGTTAAATTAAACTACGCAGCCTCAGCCCAAACTAATATAGATGGTAATTTTATTGTATCTTCTAACTCTACGTTCTCTTCTTTAAGGGAAGTAGCTTATATAACTCAAATGTATGACGGAGATATGGAGTTATTACAATTATATGGTGGAATTTATAGTTTAGGTTTGTGGGCTATTAATACAAAATTATTATTACAAACTTCCTCAGCACCGTTTAATTTTACTACTTATCCTTCTTCTATTCCATTTAAATTATTTTCTAAAAAGTCATTCTTAAGAGATTTAACTACAGCGGAGAGCGATTTATTACCAACAGGAAATCCTCCGGTAGCTTTACTTAAAATAGTGTGGAGGATATTCTTCTAATTTAAGATTTAACCTAGATAAGGTATATAAGTTAATTATGTTTAATTTTAATGATAAACTCGAAATGTCTGGTCATTTACAAATCTTTAAACAATATAGAGATGGTAGAGAAGAATTATATCATGACGATCATAATATAATCGTATCGGGAATGGGTGTAGGTCTATCTCTCTTATTCCAAGGAGCGGGATCTAATTTAATAACTGACTATCAGATTACTTACTTTCAGTTAGGAACTTCAGGTACTTCGGCTTTAGAAGTTTCAAGTACTTATCAATTAAGTTCTCCTTTAACTGCTGCTCAATATGGGACAAATGCAGCTTTAGTAGTTGCTACCATAGATCAGATTAAAAATGGAGTCATAGTACAGAATCTACCATTTTTAGTAATTCCATTTAATCAAGTAACTAGAGTAACTGATTCTTCTGTTAGATATACTCTTTCTATAGACGAGAATAGTTCTAATGGAATAGCTTTAAATGAGATTGGTATTTTTATTAAAAATCCATTAAGTAGAGTAGTACCTGCGGCTATATTAGCAGCTTACAAGAGTTTCCCAACAATAACTAAGAGTAATTCTTTCAACCTTGTGTTTAGATGGACATTGCAATTCTAGGAAATTTTAACTATGGCCTTTGATATTAATGATACTTTTACAGGAAATGGTGGTTCATCTAAAGTAGGAAATACTTGGGTACCTAGTGTTTATAAATTTGATTCATCATCTTTTTATAATTGGGAACAGGATAATTTACCTATTTATGACTTAGAGACTAGAACTCAATTTAATTTTGAGAGGATGGGATTCCCGACCTCTTCAATACCTGGAATAAGTTACGTCCTTTCTGGTTCAAATCCTAATAGTGTTCAAAATGTATTTACTGTAATATCAGATTTAGTAAATGCAATACCAGAAGTTATATCATTTCCAATGCAAATTGAGATTGCAACTTTTGGTGCTTTAAGTTCATTAAATTTAAATAATATTAAAATTACTAAAAATGGTGTATTAGAAATTATTAATAGATGTTATGGAAGAACAGTTCAAGCATCTGCTATAGTTAATGGATTAGTTACGGTAGATGGTCAAATCTTTGTTTCTGCTGTATCTTCTCTAGATTTAAAAAATACTCTTCTTAATACATCTACAGTAAGTCTTGGAACAACTATATTATCTGGTGCTGGAGATGGTAGTTATAATACTACTAATAGAATATTTGTTTCTAAACCTGGGGGCCAAAAGACTGATAGAATGACAGTCGTGGTAAACTCTGCTGGATTAACTACAGTAGCTAATAATATATTTACTTTTAATGCTGGAAGTGTATTTGGAAGTACTCAAGATGCATCTGTTACTACTGGGGATGTTCTTCCTGTATATGGAATTGATGGTATTACAGAAATTAAACGAACTAATGCTGCTATAAGTGACGCAGTTGAAATTCTAGTATATGGTAATTACTTTAACAGTATTAAAATAGAAAATTGTGATGGTCCTATTTATCTTAGAGGACTGTGTGTAGACGGAGGAGATGTTAACGTACATACTACTAATAATGGGTTTGAGATTAATAACTCAAATGTAATAATTGAAAATTGTGCTTCAATGCGAAGTACTGAATCTGGGTACAAGGCAACAAACTCTAAAGTAATATTCTCTAGAGGAGTAATAGGATATAGAAACTATGCTTTAAGTGCATCAGTTAGACCTTCATTAGATGAAGGCGCAGGAGTTAAATTAGTAAACACAGAACTTAACTTAAGTTCTAATACTAATTATGCTCAAAATGATGATATATTATTAGCATTCTCCAGGAATGGAGTTGGATTAGATGCTTATAATTCAGTGATAGGGGGAGGATTCTCAAGGAGTAGCAGTAGCGTCCTAGGGTCCACCCTCTGGTTACAATCTTATTATAATAATAAGATAGGTATTAGAGGTAATAGTTCTATATTTAAATTTAATGGAAGACCGGATGTATTCTGTAATAATGTTGGCATAATTGGAGTTAATTCTAATTTCAATTTACAAGAATTTGGAATTGATAGACAAAAAAGTTTTGGATTAAGTTTAAATAATTCTCATTTAATTTATAATTCTAATTTATCGTCTTTTGCACCTTCAATTACAGATTTTCAACAATTTTATTTAGATAGAAATGGTCAAAATATAGTTGCTAGAAATTCTACCATCTTACCTACTAAAACTACAAATATGCCTTCAGTATATGGTAGATTTTATTCAGTAAGTTCTCACGCTATTTCTCCTGGGGATAATAGTGGAAGTATTAAGCATTTATTACCAGGGATAGATGTTTATGGCACACAAGCAGAATTTGTACATTTAAATGGTGCTACACTTGAATATACTGGTGCTGCTCCGAGAGGTTATGATGGTCCAATTTATGGTGCTGCTATATCTGCTAAGAGAAATTCTAATATAATTTGTAGAGGATCTGGACTTTATGCTACTTTTATAATAGGCCCTGGAACAATAAGCACCCAACAATATAATGCTGGGGTATTTATTAGTGGAGAATCAGAAATTGAATTTACTGGTCCAACTAAAGTAGCACAATTTGGTGTTGATTGTTTAGCAGAAAATAATTCTACAATCTTTATTAATCCCCCAAGACTAGACTCAGGTTCCGTTGATGTTAGTGGTTGGAATTTAGTAGATACTACAAATCATACTAAAGCAGAATTTCATTCTACTAGAGCTTGTATAGTATTAAATCATAACTCTATATTAGATGCTAAAGATTTAGGAGATTTTACTACTCATTGGGGATCCAACCCAGATGTTGCTATTAGTGATATGAGTAAAAATTCTTATAGTAATGCTTCTTATGTTTCTGCTGGATTTTTACAATTTTACCCTAATCCACAAAATACTATATTAGCTTTTGCAACTGTTACTAATCCATTACAAATAGGAACAAGTACTTTAGGGGCTCAAAGTGCTATAAGCGAAGGTGGGGTATGTGTAAGAGCAGTTACCGATAGTTTAGTAAATTTGCACAATGTAAATTTCCCTATGGGATTTGGTAATGTTAGTGGAATACATTATGATTCAACAGATAATTTTGAACAATTATTTATTTGGAATATTGCTGATACCTCAAAATTAAGAGCAGCTTATCTAAGTGTTAGTGGATTATATCCATCTGGTGCTGGTTATGATGGGCCTAGTTCTGTTTATAGTTCTGGGGCTGGAGTTGTGGCTTATGGGGCTCCAGCAGGGACTCCAGATAGTTCATCCCAAAGCATATTAGATTTATTTGGTGGATCATCAATAGTTAGGCCTGGGGCTAGTAAATCTAATTATGGGCCATTTAGAATTTATCTTTCACCCTTTACACTTGCTAAGAGTTTAAATTATACTACTTCAGCCCTAGGACTTGTATATCAATCTTTTGCACAAGGATATAATCCTTCTGCTACATTGGTGGCTATTGCAGATGATACTATTTATGGCGCAGCTAGCACTTTATCTGGATTTTATTATGCTAGTGCGATGTTGGATTCAACCATAGGAAGAATATTTTTGGATGAATCTGCGGCTAATACATTTGCAAACGCTAAGCATTTATCTTTAAATAAGTCAGGCACAGGAAGACAGATTATGATATATAAAGCTAAAAATAATAGGGGTGGAGAGGGATTGGATAGTGAAGGAGCCGATGGTGGTGGATTTTACTCTGCGAATATATTTGAACTAGGACGAATTAATTAATATGGCTTTACCAAGTACACATCAATTTACATCTCCCATAAGATTATTTAAGGCTAATGATCCTTATTTTTGGCAAGTAGATAATATTCCTTTATCTCAATTAATAGAGAATGATCTTTGGTTAAAGGATCAGATAGGAGGAACAGCCGGAGGAGGAAATACTGCTGGAAGCATAGACAGGTCTGGATTTACTGAATTACTTCCTTATAGTAATGGGTCGGATGATCTTGTTAGAGTTAAGCCCGGAAGATTTATGGCTAGAGTTAATGATGCTTCTCAAACTCCAATATTAACTTTTGATAAGACTCAAGGACAAACATTAGGTACTTTAGGATATTACACTAATGCTCAGTATCAAATTAATTTCTTACAAATAATGAGCAATATTATTGCTTCTAATGCAACTAATAATAATGGTTTAATGGAGAGAGCTTTAACTTTTATAGTAATAAATAAAGATACTCCTTATACTATTACATCTGCTACTATAGGATCTAACTCTCCACAATATCCAATTCCTGGAAATATAGATCCAGGGGCAGCCCACCAACCTTTTCCTTTAATTCAGGACTTTAGAAATGCTCTTGGAGGGAACTTAGATATTCAATCTACTTCTCCTAGAATAAGTTTCTTCTTTAATAAATTCGTACAAAGATGGAGAGGAGTAGCTAGAACAGCGGTTGTAGATGTTCCAACAGAACTTAGTATTATTGTTCCTCCTTTTGATCCTGATGATTTCTTTTATGTTTCTGGCGCTACTATTATTCCAATTCCTGCTACCCAAAGAATTGACTTAGTATTTATCTATACTCATCCTATAGATGCTACTGCAACTAAAATTCAACAATATGGAGGAGGAGGAAATACTCCTACCACTATTAATAGACCTACCTTAGGTATTCTTAAGGGCGCAGGACTTGGGATTCTTCAATTTACTCCTTCTGGTCAGAATACAATATCACAACCGTTGCCTAATAGAGACAATGAGGGATTTACTCCAGTAATGATTCCTAATGAATCAGATACTTTAGTTGATAATGGATTCTCAGCACTTAATATTCACGGATCATTCCCCTCTCCAGAAGATCTTCTTAATTTAGCTCCTTTACTTGCTGATAGTTTACAAACTAATGATTTACAAATTATAGGACAATCAGTTCTACCAGTATGTTATGTTTTAATTAAAAATACTACTCCAGTTGATACTAATGGCAATCCTATTATATCTTCTGACCAGATAATTGATATTCGTCCATTCTTTAGAACTGCGGAATTAAGTTATGCCGAAAGAACAGGAATTGCCGGTGCAGTACCTCCTCTTTCTTTAGGTAATCCGGCTGTAGGACAGATTCAGATAGATGAACAGATTACTAATGTGATAAATTATGTTAATACTGTTATTAATGAACAACCTACTGCAAGACCAAGCGTTCTAGCGGGGGGAATCATTCGTGGAGGGGTTAGATATGGTGTAGAAGGAGCACTTTTACATCAAGCAGGGGTTATTGATTATAATCATGATAATAGTTTAAGTGGGGCTAGTTCATTGCCTGACTTATTTATGACAGATATTGCTAATAATGGTACATTCCAATTAGATGTTGTAGATCCAATACCTTTAGATCCCGAATGGGATATTGCTGATTGGACAACCCCACCACTACCAGGATTTGACGTACATAGAAATGATTATATTCATGATGTTAAAATAGACTATTGGAATACTATTTCACATCGCATTTATAGTTCTCCCCAAGGAGGAGAGGCTTTAGGGGCCGGAGATTTTAGCGCACTTCCTCTTATAGGTGGTGGGCAAAGTCATTTTAATAGAATAACCTTTATAAAGAAAAAAATAAATTTTGGCTTCCTACCAGCAGGACTTACTACTTATGATATTGTGGCTAAATTACAATATACAGGACAATTTTCTTATATTGATGGAAATAGCACCCAATCTGAGACTCAAAGTATATGGGTTGAGAAGTATAGTGATCATTTTATAATCTACGTAGCATTCCCAGTTCATTATGATACTGCATTATTAGATCCAACTAATACTACTTCTGGAGACGGTGGTAGGGATTGTATAGCTTATTCCACTTTTATTACTTTATTAGATAATCCTTTCTGGAAGAGATTAAGTGGTTCCTCAGCTTTAGATCCATTAATTAGTATTGCTACTTATCCTACTGTTACCTGGGAAATGGTAGGATATCCTCCTACGTTCTTTAATCATGGTGGGAATGGTAGTTTTGATACTCAAACTATAACTTTAAATTAAAATGCCTAATATTGCTAGACTTGGAGATCCTACTAATAATGGAGGCGCAATAGCCCCAGGACCATTAAATTTAAATAATGTGTTCGTAGAGGGTCTTCCAATATCAATAGTAGGAGATAATGTACCTCAGCATGGTATAGGAACAATATTAACCGGAGCATTAAATGTGTTTTGTTATGATTCTCCGGTTACTATCACAGGAAGCGTGTGTTCCGATGGTAGTCAAGTTATAGCATTAAGTTTAATAACTACAGCAGATTAAAAAAATAAAAAATATTTAGATTTATTATCTTGGTTTATATATAAAATATAGACAGGAAACAAACTGGAGTATAAAATATGGATGGATTTACTATTAATGATAATGTTCGTAACTTTTTAATGGAACGCTCTGGCTTTAATACTAAGGAAGTAGAGGCTCCAGTAGAAGATAAAAAGGAAGTAGTTGTAGAAAGTAAGAAGGAAAAGGAAGACGAAGCAGAAGAGGTTAATGAGCAAGAAACTCATTTCTGCCCTCTTTGTGAGAATGAACTTCCTGAAGACTTTGACGACGAAACTCTTCTAGAGAGATTCTCAACTCTTTATGAAAATCTAACTGCTATTACCGAAGCTATGGAATCTGAGGAAAACGAAGAAACCATAGAAGAGGAAGTAGAAGAAGAAACTGAAGAGGAGGACGGTCCTGATGATGAAAATGAGGACGAAGATGAATAAGACTAAGTATATTCTTACAAGTCTTTGTGTACTTTTTATGATTTCAGCATTCTTTATGGGTGCTGGATTTAAACCTGTTACCACAACTATTATAACTGCTCCAACTCCATTTATTCCTGTAGTTTTTCATGATTCGACAAATCCATATTGCAATGGTTTGATTCCAAGTCCACCAGATCCAACACCATGTCCAGAAGGAAAATATCTAGATGTATTATGTGTTTCTTGGTGTGAAACTTCTTATAATGACAGCGTTAATAGTGCATATGCGGCTGCGTGTGCATCTTATGATGATGCTGCTGTTACTTATAATGGATGTACAACAACCGCTGGAAATGCTTATACGGCATGTTTATTAGCCGCACATAATGCTGCTGAAAGAACTGTGTGTAAAAATACATATTTTGCTGCTATGCAGACTTGTGCTAATACCTTTACTGCTAGTGCTAATACTATAGCAACTACTCTTTCTAATGCCCAACAAGCCGCTGAGACAGCATTTATTGGATGTGCTTGGGGCTGTTGTATTGATAATAATTAATTTATGCCAGAAAAACTTGAACGCTGTGTTAAGCATTTAATTGCAAAAGGCAAAGCTAAAGATAGTGCATGGCCTATTTGTGTTTCGTCTACAGGCCTAAAACCTCATAAGGGTAAGAAAAAGAAAATGAAAGAATCAGTTCAAGAGGGCGAGACTACAGGCGGAAGTGGAGTAGGAACAGGAAAACGTATTGCTACTCAATTAAATATGTATAAAAATTTATCTGCTGAAAAGGCGGGTAAGAAGAAGTCTCAAGTATACAATATAATGAACAAAATGAGGAATCGAAAGACTCAAGGTTCTGAGTTTAATGCCGGTGCTTATTATGGTACTGTTGCTCCTGCTATGAAAAACTTTGATAAATCAGTTTCAGTAACTAAGAAAAAGAAAGTTAAAGAGTCCATAGAAGAAGGAAGTCTTGGTGCTAAAAGGATGCTAAGAATTAGAAAAGTTGGTGCAAAATTATTAGATAAACATGGATTTAGTAAAGGTACGGAATCTAAATTAGATAAAGTTTCTACAGATTATATTAGTCATAAAAAAAATCTTCGAGCAAAACGTAATTATAAATCCGTAACTAAAGAACAGGCAACTAAAATAGTAACTCAGTTCTTAGAATCTAAAGGCATTGAAGCTAACCAAGAGAATATTAATGAATTCTTAGGTGGATTAGCAGGTTTAATTGGTAGAGGAGTTAGAAAGTTATCATTCCACGGCCACAAAGCAGCTAATAAACTAACTAATTACTCTGCTAAAAAGTCAGCAGAACATGAAAAGCATAAGAGTATTAAATCTGCTAACAAAGTAACTCATGGTGCTAATTCAGGACTAAAGAAATTAACTAAACAAGGCCCACAAGCACTAAGATCAAGAGAAGGTAGAAAACTTCAATTAATTAATAGACAAGCCTCAGCATCTAGATTAGCAGCTAGGGGGATTAAACTTAAAAATAATAAAGGTAGATTCCCTAAATCAAAAGACTTTGCTCATATTAAGAGACAAGTAGAACGATTTATTGAAGCAGAAAAGAGTTTAATTAAAGAAGGTAGTATTGGGGTTAAAAGAAATAAGAGAATCGCTCATAGAGTAACTAAAGCTATTAGTCCTCCAGGAGAAACTTTCATAAATAGAGATAAACTTAAAAGTACTCTTGCTACTTCCATACAATATCAAAAGAAATTAAAATTAAAGAGAAAACATAGATTTGGAAGTTTACATATAGGAAATGATGAATAATGGCTAAATCATTAATATCAGAATCAATGAATATCTTAGAGGAGATGCTAAAAACTCCTGGTGCAACAAATATACTTCCTCCTCATCCTGATTATGATATGCCAGATATCTCTAAGATTAATTTAGATAAAATAGATGAGGGCAGTATTGGACATAAACGATTAATGAGAATGCACATGAGTAGTATAAAATCCTTTAGTCCAAAACACGGAAAAGGTAGAGTTGAAAAAGGAAAAAGAGCAGATTCTTTACATGATAAAGTTAAATTAAAAAGAAAATTTAGAAAAGATCAAAAAGAAGTAAAAGAATCTAAAGTTAAAAAGATTCAATCTCTTTTAAATGAAGCTCAAAAATTAATTGATGAAATTACAGGAGCAAGTATAGGAACTACAGTTGGATCAATCGGAGTTAATATGGGTGGTCCTGGTAGAAAGAGTGCGGGCAAGGGAGTAATCTGGCCTACAAGATATCGTAGATATTTAAAGAATACTAAAACTAAAAAAGAAAAGAAATTATTAGGTATCATAAATAATATTTATGATAAACAACGATAATGAATCTATTAGATTTAATTGAAGAGAGTAGGATCAAGAGATTAACACGAAAGCCAAAAAGTAAGTACTTGGCTGGAGGTGGTGCAAAATCTAGTGAGGCTAGAGGTAAAAAAGGTAAATTTAGACAATTTAAAACTTTAGGCCAAGGAGTAGATAGAGCAGATTATGGATCTATATTCTCTACTCATAGAAGTAATAGAATTTATGTTGTTACTCGCCCGACTTGGGGAAAGAAATCTCACTTAGCAGGTAAAAAGAAAGTTTATAAAGGATTTTCAGCAGATACCCCAGTAGCAGATATTAAGGGCTATGCTCAAAGAGTTCAACAGAAATATCTCGCAGGTGGACGTAAGATTAAAGAATCTACTTATGGTGCAAGAAGAGTAGAAAGAGCTAAACAACACAGAATTAAAAGAGGAGTTCAATTAATAACTCAAGATCATATGGATAATCCCTTTATGCATCGAAGATGGGAAACTGCATTATCTAATTCTGCTAAGATGAGTTATAAAAAAACAGTTAAAGATGGTGCTAGATTAAAGAGTGGCAATCATAATATAATGCATCGTTTAAAACTTAAGGTTTCAGAGGGTAGTTTAGGCAAAGCTAGATATAAAAGACTTTCTAGTTTAGAAAGTAAAATAAGAACAAGAAATCACCCAGAGACTTTTATTCGCCCTAAAACTGCTGAACACGCCGGCAAAGAAGTTAAAAAAGATATAAAGTCTATACATGGAATAAAAAATACTAAAAAGAAAATAGATTTAAAAAACAATGTTAAAAATTCTTAATGAATTCTATCCTTTAAGTAAATCTTGTATAGTTTCAGAGTCAGCCTCTAATGGCACTATGAAACTTAAAGGTTTATTTCAAAGAGCAGAAACTCCCAATAGAAACCAAAGAATTTATAAGAAGACCTTGCTTGAAAGAGAAGTAGGTAAATTAATTCCTTTAATTAATGAACATAGACTATTAGGAGAATTAGACCATCCCGATAGATTAAATGTTAAATACTCTGATGCTTCCCATAGAGTTACAGGATTAAAGATGGAAGGTAATGATGTTTGGGGAGAAATTGAACTTTTAAACACTCCCAAAGGTCAAATAGCTCAGACTTTAATTAAAGATGGAGTAACCTTAGGAATCTCTAGTCGTGGTGGCGGAACTTTAACTGAATTAAAAGAAGAAACTAACGGAGCTAAATGGGAAGTTAATGATGACTTTAGTTTAGTTACCTTTGATCTGGTTCCTGATGAATCCACTATAGGAGCTACCTTAGATTTATTTGAATCTAAGTGCTATGGAGACAAATGTAAGCAAGTTTATAATAAGTCATTAAATGAGAAGATTTTTATCCAATTATTAAAATCTAAACTTAATGAACACAGAAAATAAAAATAAGTAAAATTTTAAGTATTAAAAAGTATATAGAGGTAGCTAAAAATAATGAAAAAGAATAAAACTATTAAGATTGCAGAACTTTTACCTGAGGGTTTAAGTGAGGCTTCGGTAAACAAGATTGCTGAATTAGTTCAATCCCATATTACCGAAGAGGTTGATGCAGTTAAAAAAGAACTTAGTGCTAAAGTCTTAGGTTACTTAGAATTACAAAAGAACGAAATTAAGGAACAAGCATTAAAAGAACTTGGAGAAGAGAATCAAGTTTTTAGAGACGCAGAACTAATGAAGAGTTTTAAATCAGTAATGGCAATTGAGTTAAATGAACAAGATAGAGAAAATGCTAAATCTGATATTGAAGATGAAAACTCTCAATTAAAAGAAGAACTTTCAACTCTAGTAGTTGAAATGAAGAAAGTATTAGCTGAAAATGCTAAACTTAGTAATACTGCAAAAGTATTAGAACAAAAGAACATTTTATTATCTAAGACTGGTAATAAATTAGGTGAGAAGGTTAAGACTCTAACTGAACAAGTTGCGAAGCCTTTTAAATCATCTGAAAAAGCTATCGTTATAAATAATGCAGATAAAAAGCCAGCGGAAGAAAACGATAATCCGTGGTTGACAGAAGAAGTAATTAAATTAACAAAAAACTTAATTAAGGAGTAATAGATAATATGAATGATGTAGTTGCCTCACGAATCAGTGAATCACTGGTTAAGAAGTGGAACCCTATTGTAGGGGATATAAAGAATAGTTACATTAGGAAGGTAACTGCTCAACTTCTAGAAAATCAAGCCAAGTCTGTAATAGTTGAAGGTATTAAAGAAGGCAGTATCGATGAAGCATTCGGTACTGGTGATTCACCTACTACTGTTGGTAAGCTTGGTACATTCCAAAAGTTTGCATTTCCTTTAGTTCGCAGGGTATTCCCACAACTAATTGCAAACTACATTGTTGGCGTTCAACCTATGCAAGGTCCGGTCTCACAAGTCTTCTATATGGGATTTGATAGAGTCGGTGGCCCTGATGGTGGAACACAAAGAACTCAAACTGTTTACAGTAAGTATAATCTTACTTATCGTAACTTCGTAACCTCAAGTATCTTCGGTAATAATGCAAACTTGGACTCGGATGTAACTCCTTCTCCTACTCTTGCTCAATTGTTATCTTGGGCTTCTGGTTCTCCTTCTACTACCTATGGTGGTCAGATTGCAGCTTGGCCTGATCAAACAACCATTCTTGGTTATAATACTTCAGGTGGTGAGCGTCTCTCAGGTTCAGCAATTGCAGAGTTAAACCTTCACATTGAACAACAACCAGTAGAAGCTAGAACACGTAAGATGCGTGCTCTATGGACTATTGAAGCTGGTCAAGACTTGAAGGCTTATCACAATATCGACCTTGAGTCAGAACTTACTGATTTACTTAGTAAGGAACTTACTCTTGAAATCGACCGAGAGTTAGTTGAAGACCTCAGAATGATTTCTTATGATGTTTCTGGTTCATTTGGTGGATTTAATAGATCTTACCTAGATCAGTCAAACAGTAATAACTTCCTTAATGATGGAACAGGATTCACTCCTGCTCAGTTCTTATATGACTTTGCAAACGCAGCTACCACAGGTCAAGGCAACCCAGCACAGACGCTTTCAAACGTCTTTGTTATTGACTTTACCTCTAGTTCACTTCCGTTTGCTCCTCGTCACGTTGGCGATGTTTATGCTAACTTGATGGGTGTAATTAATCTTGCATCACAAGATATTTGGAAGTCAACTCTAAGAGGGCCCGGAACTTGGATGGTAACTTCACCACTAATTGGTTCTATTCTTGAAACTTCAAGTAAGCTTCATGGTGGAATTGATATGGCTGATCGTCCTACCAATATGGGTCCTAATGCAATTGAATATAAGGGTAAATTTGCTAACAAGTATGACCTTTATATTGACCCACTATACCCAGAAGATGAAATTATGATGGGATATCGTGGTTCTAGTCCAATGGATCAAGGATATGTTTATTGCCCATATATTCCATTGCAAGCACTACCAACGGTTACTGATCCGTTAACCTTCCAACCAAGAAAGGGTATCCTTACTCGATATGGCAAGGTTTCAATAACTCCAGAGTCTAGATTCTTCAGAATTATAAGAATCATAGGCCCGATTAGTAACTATCTATTCGTACCGTACGGGCGTGACACGAATTCCGGGCCACAGCGTACCTAGTATCTAACTGATTAGTTACTAACAACTTAGGTCAGAGGACCGTCATAGAGGAAAAGCCAGGATCAACCCTGGCTTTTTCTTTCTACTATATGAGTATAATATCATAAGGAGTTATAATATGGTTTGGACTCGTAATCGTAAATGTAGAATGTTGGTCTGTAAAGATTGTGGTAAGGAATTTAAATCCGTTATTAAAATAAATGGGGTACGTAAAAAACTTCATACAAGATTAAATTGTTTAGAGTGTCTTCCTTATGGCAGAATTAAACCAAATTTAATTTTTAATTTTAAAGAATGTAATTATTGTCATAGAACCTTTGATTTATCTTATTTTTACAAAAATAATAAGTTTAAACATGGATATTCTTCTGCCTGTAGAAAATGTGCAGTTAAAAATAATTTACAAAATAGAGGTAAATTTAAATTAAAATGCTTAGAATATAAAGGAGGAAAATGTATTAAGTGTGGTTATAATAAGTGCCCAGAAGCTATGGACTTTCATCACAGAAATCCAGAGGAAAAAAGTTTTTCTATATTTGAAGTTAGAACAAGAGTATTTGATGATAAAATTAAGTTTGAATTAGATAAATGTGACCTATTATGTGCTAATTGCCACAGGGAAACTCATAGAGAAGAGAAAATAATAGAGTTAAATAACCTAGAAAATGAGTATATAAATAAGAGTCAGAATGTTTAAATTTAAATGCAATAGTAGAAGTAAGTTATTAATTTATGTGGATGATGAAATTAAAGAGATTTATCCTAATCAAATAGTGGAATTTCATCAATTTATTAATCATCCATATCTAATAGAAATTAAAAAAGAGGAAAACAATGAAGGAAATTTTGAGTATCCTAAACGAAGCGATGTTAGCCGAAAGAAAAAAGAAGTCCAAGAAGAATAAGTTTGGAAAATATTATAAAGATAAAACTAATAATGATGACAAAGAAGAAGGATCAGATATAGAAACCAAAAATACTAAACATGCAGAGGATGAAGACGAGTAATTAAAATATGCCATTAAAACCTCAAATTGCTAATTATGGGGATTCCTTTTCTAAACCTCATGGTGATAGACTTTACCAAAGAGAAACTTTGGGAGAGATTATTAGTTCTGGTTTAAACAGAAATGATTATATTGATAATGTAACATTCTCCAAATTTGAAAAGAATACTAAAGCCTATATTTTAGGTTCCTTAGGTGCTCCAACTATAAGAGTAGAACTAACAGATTTGCAAATTAAAATTGCGATAGATGAATCAATAAGTAAACTTTACTTCCATCTACCTAATTCTACTACTCAAATGGCAGTTTTTATGGCGTCAGCAGGAGAAAACGTATATGAACTTCCTCAATATATTCTAGATAACTTAACTTATGTAGTTTATAAGAGAAGTTTATTATCTGCTCAGGCATCTTATGGTACCTTAGAGTTTGACGTATTTTTAAGATACTTTACAGAGAATTTTATATTCTCGGACTTTCAAGTAGGTGAATATCTTTTAATGCAGATGCATTTAGAGATGATTCGTAAGGTTCTAGGAAATGATGGTTCTTGGGATGTAATTAATAATAAGTGGTTACAGATTTACCCAGTTCCAGTTATAACTCCAGATCCAGTAATAGTTCAATATAGAGGATTAGACTCTGATACTTTACATCCTTATATTAGAAACTGGTTACACAGATATGCATTAGCTAAAGCTAAAACAATATTAGGAGCAGTAAGAGGAAAATATAAAGTACTTCCTGGTCCTGGTGGTGGGGCTACTCTTGATGGTGATATCCTACGTCAAGAGGGCAAAGAAGAAATGCAGATGTTAGAACAACAACTTATGGATGAGATTGAAGAGTTCGCTCCATTCTCAACTTTTTAATATGAAATTATTATTAGAATTATTACAGGAGTCTGAGTGGTCTGGGGCTACTAGAGCTTATCATAAATTATCAAAACAAAATGCTAGTGGTCATTATAGAGCAGCGGCTATGAAAGATTTGGGTAATCATAAGGCTGCTGCTAATATTGATAAAAAAAGAGATAAGATTAGTAGAAAAATGTATAGAGCTTATGATGCTATTCCACAAAATCCAGAAAATACAAAACGAAGAAATAAGAGAAAATTTACTAGTACAGATGTGGTTAGTGGAATATTAAAAAATCATAAACGAATAGAAAAGTACAAAGAAATATTTAAAAATCATTAATGGATAATGTAGCTCTTGATGCGAATAAATTTATAGATTATCTTAATAACCAACCTACTCATACTTGGTCAGGAGAAGCTCGTGGTTATAAAAAATGTATTCAAGAGTATAAAAAGTTAAGTAAAGAAATAAAAGCAAAGTTATTAGAACACGGAGTATATGAGAAAAGTCTTGGACCAAAACATAAAGTAACTAAAATTGCTAAAACTGAATTAGATGCTATGCAAAAAATTCAACAAAAGAAAATGAAAGTTATATTAAGATTGGGAAAGTTATTAGAGAAGAAATAAATGTCCAAAGAGAACTTTAAAGTATCTACTCCAGTAATCTATACTCCAGAGTCGGGAGAAAGTGGTCTATTAAATCTATATGATCAATCTAACCCAGATATTAATCTATTTAATATGATTGATGATGAGGCTATTAAATTAACTGGATCCCCAATACTTTATTTTAAGTACCTAGGTAATGAAACTTCTTTTGATAAGATTTACTTAGAAGATAGAAATAAAATAATAGCTAAAGAAGGTATTCTAGTCGTAGGCCACTTTGACCCTAAGATTATAGAAGAAAATTTATCTGAGTTTGGTATTGAATTAACTAATGATCAAGTATTTACTTTTAATAAATCTTATCTAGAGTACAGATTAGAACGATCAGTTAAGGTTGGTGATGTAATTCAACCTAAATTTCAAAATATTAAATATGAGATATTTGAAGTTCAGGAAGATAGTTTTGAGGCTTATGGAGTTTATCATTTAATTTGTTCTGCTAGAATCCTAAGAGACAATGCTGAGGTGCTTGATATTACTAGAACAGAAACTAATGATCTTGAAGGATATGGTAGATAATGCCTAATTTAATTAATTTAACAGAATTATCTACTTCATCGTTTGACAATAATGATGATATTATTGCTCACTCTACAGTAGCAAGAAGTCAAGCGTATTATCCTTTTGAATTAATGAGACAATTCATTAATGAAGCAGGAAAAGATAAAACAGGTATAAGCCAACTTTATAAAGAAACTCTTAAATCTTTAAAAAATAATTTTAATCAATTTCAATTTTTAGGAAAAGATGATCAAAGAATTCCTATTAAGTGTGTATATGCTAATCCAGAGCGTGCAGTAGCAAGTTTAATGAAGGAAGAGAATTTAGTTCTTCCTTTCCTTTCTATTAGTCAAGTTGGGGACGAAAACGACGATACTAGAAGACGATTTAATCCTATGGTCTATGCTCAGACCATTAGGGATACTGGTATAGCAAAAAATGAACGTATAATTTCTTTAGTATCCAGACCAGTAAAGATAATTTATCTTCTTAATGTTTGGGTTAAGTATACTGAAGACCTCGATCAAATTAAGGAGCAAGTATTTTCTTTATTCAATCCGGCCCTAACTGTAGTTACTAAATTCAGTAATAAGACCCTAGCCTTTATTAACGAGTTTGGAGATAATTCATCTTATATTGTTGGAGATAGAGAAGATAGGGTAATAAGAAAACAATTTGAGATTCAGGTACAAGCTTATCTCCCAACTAAAAAATATCTTTATACTTCTACTGGTGACATTCAAGAGATAAATTTAGAAGTTGATATGTTTAATGGTGGTGACACCATCTTTAGTTCAGTAGCATTTACTGGATCTGGTGGGGGAGCTGGATCTGGAAGTAGTGGACCTCCTGGTGATTGTAATGCTGGATTCTCAGGAACTTTTACTTTTACTTCTTCTATAACAGGAACCGCTTATGGAGAAACAGCTTTTTTCTCTGTTCCTTCTTGCTATAACACTGGAGAAACTACTGCTCCATTATTAGTAGTATTTCATGCTTGGAATGAAGATGCTTATAGCGGAACTAATAATGCACTACATAATACTCAATTCTATCAACAAACAGTAGATAGAGGTTGGTATTTATTAATTCCAACTGGGCAGGTTGGACCTATAATTCCTAATGTTACGCAGATAAGAAACAGAGGAAACGTAGCTTCTTTTGAAAATACCAGAAGATCAATTAGATATATGTTAGATACATATCCTAATATTGATAGAAGAAGAATACTTGGAGTTAGCTTTTCACATTCTGGTAATGCGGGTCAATACGCAGCTAGATATTTAGATCCTGTTGATGGATTATTCGCTGGAATTATAATTCATACTGGAGGAACTTCCGCTAGATTTACTCAGTATGAAGATAATAATGCTACCACAGAGTCTAGATTTTTATTAGCGGGCAGAGCTAATCCTGATTATTTCCCTTTCCAAGGTCAGTTTTGGTCTGAAGTTTCTGCACTTCAACCAGAGCAAAGACCATTTGAATATGAGCAAGGATCTTTAATTACTATTGATCAAAATACTTCTGCGGTTGCTTATGCAAGTGGAACATTGGCTAATAATTTAAAGCATATAACTACTATGTGTTTTGTTACTTCTAATGAACCAGTAGCTTATTTGGCTTCTTCTACTAGAATTTTATATAACTATTTAACTTCTACTTTAGGATATAGTGGTAAGACTTTAGTAGTATCCGCAGGACCAGGAAATCATGCTTGGAGTGCAATGGATCCTACATTTGCCTGTAATTTCTTGGCTTCTTGTACTTTAACTTATCCATCTTCTTGTAATATGTGGGTAGATAGGGATGGGAGATTCTTACAGTTTGGCATAGTTCAAGATTTCTCTGGGTGGAGTAATTATACTTATAATATTGCTTCTGCTATTAATACTATTTCTATTGTTAGTGCTTTTAATATAGATACTTTATTACTTTATACTAATTTTGCTGGGCTATCTACTGGATCAACTTTAAATTTAACTTCTGAAGTTAAAACTATGTTGACTGATTTTAATGCCTGTCCAAGTCAAATATTTAGGGATGGTAGGGAAGTTTATCAGCCAGCGGCTTTTACTTTTGATGATTTAAATAAATTATTAACTTTATTCCCTGAGCAGGGTCCTCCTAGTTGTGGGTCTACTATTGATTGTCTTCCATTTACTGATACTAATGGAGGTAATTTTTGTATTCCTGAGACTATAGTTCCTGGATTTGGTGGGGCTGGTGGAGTTCCCTCATTAAAATCAAATACTTGGGTAATAGTGCCATAAATACGAAATATTTCTTAAATTATGCTTATAGGTGTTATAAATATAAATAGATAATTTTATGGTCTTAAAAGAAATTAAAAACGACTGTTTGCAAGGATTAGAGTTATATTTTAAAACAGAAAAAGGTATAAATAGAATTTATTTAAACCCTAAAGAATCCATAACAGTCCCAGACTACTATCTAACAGATATAATTTTTAATTTGTTTAGACGAAGAATGATTAAAATAGCGAACGCATAAAGAGGTAATTAATGGCTACACCGATTATAGTTTCCCCCGGAGTCTACTCAGTCGAAGTAGATAATTCTCAGTTTGCACCCTCTATTGATTCTTCAATAGTAGGGCTTGTTGGATTTGCTAATAAGGGTCCAACTAATAAAGCTACTTTAATTACCAGTCCACAAAGAATGGTAGACCTATTTGGTGAACCAGACTCTAGTTTACCTGATCAAGCTTTACTCGGTGCAATAGAGATTTTTGAAACTACTAATTCTATTTATTTTGTAAGAGCCGCTGTTGCTGCTAGTGCCATAAGTGCTTCCTCAGTACTTCAAGTTGGTGCTTCTCCTCACATGCAATTTAATGCTAGTGGTTTTGGAGTAACTCAGAATCTTTATTTATCTATACAAGTTACTGATAATGCTGGAGTTAATAAGTTTATAACTCCTAAACAATTCTCTATCCCTTCTGGGACTGACACTACACAAGTAAATGCGTTAGTGAAAATTATAGGAACCGGAGCATTAGCAACCGCATTTGTTGGGGTTTATCCTCAATCCGTTGTTGATACTACAAATGGTATTTTGGTTGGTGCATTTGCAGGATCTTCAACTACTTTAACAGCCTCAGCTTATTCTGATCCTGGATTTACTATTGGACTAAATGCATTTAAATTATTTAATCCAGACAGTACTGTTAATAATACTATTTATTCTAGCGTAGCTGCTTCTGGCGTATCTTACAATTTCTCTGATCCGACGTCTTCTTTCTCTTATAAAGTTTTTAGTTTATATCCTGGTAATGGATATAATCTAGGAGTTAATTCTGATGGAACTACAAGTGGAAATTCCGTTGATGTAAGAGGCCAAAATGGAAATTATAATATTGTTCAAGTTAACCAAAATGGTTCATTAAGGGAACAATTTAAAGTAAGATTAGCTGGATCTGGTACGTTTATCGAAAAAGCTATTAGTAATAGTCCTAATGGAACTTTAACTTCAGAAATAATTTATGGTTATTTAGCTCAAGGAAATACCGATCTAAACGCTACTGCCCCAGTAACATTTGCAGAAACATTTAATTCTTTTGGTGGTGGTAATAATATTCTTGGTATTGGATTAGGAGTTGGTTCTGCTTCTTCCACTACAATTGAAACTAAGATAGTAAGTAGATTCTTAAAACTTGTAGAAGGAACTTATGGACTTGCTAATGGTAGAAGTGGAATTGGTAATTCAAATGAAAATATAGCAGCTTTAATAGGTGATGTTTCTGTTACGCCTAAGACTGGAATGCAAGCATTATCTGACGATGTTCTCGGTATAGATATAGCCGCTATTCCTGGAGTTACTGATCAAAATGTACAAAACGCTTTAATTACTCTAGCAGAGAGCACACAAAACTTTATTGCAGCTATGGCTCCTCCATACGCAGTAGGTGGAGTACAACAAGCAGTAGACTGGAGTAATGGTATAAGTACTGCTAGAAGTACTGCAATTAATAGTTCTTGGGTAGCAGTTTATTGGCCTTGGGTTAAAGTATTCAGTAAGTATGATGGCATTGATAGATGGTATGATCCTTCAATCTTTGCTGTTAGAACTATGACTTATACAGACGCAGTAGCAGAAACTTGGTTTGCTCCCGCAGGAGAGAATAGAGGAAGATTAACTAAGCCAACTGATGTAGAAATGAATCTTAATCAGGGGGATAGAAACTCTCTATATGGTGCAGGAAATATTATTAATCCTGTAGTTAACTTCCCCCAAGATGGATTAATGATCTTTGGACAACGCACAGGTCAAAGATTAGCAACTGCTTTAGATAGAATTAATATTAGACGATTAATGATTTTCCTTAGAAAGTCAGTATTAGTAGCTGGTAGATCATTTGTTTTTGAGCCTAATGATCCTTTTACTTGGGCTGCTATTAAGGGTGTTATAGATCCGTTGTTAGATGATATTAGAAGACGAAGAGGTATAACCCAATATAGAACTATTTGTGATGAAACCACAAATACTCCACAAAGAATTGCTAATAATCAGTTATGGTGTAAGATTCTTATTAGACCAACATTAACTGCTGAGGCAATAGTTTTCGAGTTAAACTTAACTAGTCAATCCGCTCAGTTTTAATTAGGATAAAATTTTATGGCAAAAATAGATTATTACGCTACAGCTAAAGAGAGAGATTTACAACACGGACATATTCCTGATTTGTCTCATGATCTTGAGTCTATTCGTAGATTTCAATGGGAATTAGTCTTTAATTGCCCAACAGGTGAAGGACCAATCCCAAACGGATTAACTCTAGCTGCAAAACAAGTATCTCCTATTGGACATGCAATGGAAAGAATAACTTCTGAAAGAGTTAATGATAAATTCTATTATGCTGGTAAAGTTAATACTGAGCCAATAACAGTAACTTTTGATAACTTGGTTTTAGGTGATACTGCTTCGGTTCTTTATGAATGGTTTGCATCTATCTATGATCCAAGAACTGGAATCCTAACAGATAATTTTAAACAAGGAATTGGAAACTTTAAAGTTAATTGTCAATTATTCCAATTATCTAATGAACGCAAGCCTATTAAACATACTCATCTTTATGCTGTATTTCCCAATTCGTGGAAAGAGGGAGAATTTAACTACGCAACTAATGAATTTCATACTATTGAAATGACTTTTAGTTACGACTTCGCAGTTCAAGAAAGTAATCCAAATGGCTAAGACTTTAGTTGAGTTTGTTGGGGAAAAACCAATATTCTCATATAAGAAACGAGAATGGCTTAGTGATGATGGAGCATCTAATATCTCTGGTCATATTAGAGTTAGACCACATGACTTAGATGCTTGTATAAAAATATCAAACGAATACGGAGATCCTTTAAGAATAGATTTAAATATTTTTGGTGAAGATTGTTGTGAAGAAAAAGTTAAAAAATTAAAAGTTATAGTAGATTTTCTAAAGTCATTTGAATCTAAGTATAATAAAGCGTGCAAAGAGTATGAAGCAGAAGTCAGTAGGGCAAAAGAGTCAAATCCAGACAATGCTCTAACTGGTGCTAAATATTAAAGTGTGGAATCTTACTTTACAGACCTGTTAGCTAGTTATGAACTTATTAATAAGCGTAAGTTCAAATTAACTATTGTAGAGAATGATGAACAAAACGCTAAGATAGATACAGAAGTAGAGCGTCTTCAAGGTACAGTAGCTAAAATTCCTTCCTGGGCTACTACAACTAAACCTACAGTAGCCTTATTAACTCCATATTCTATTGAGGGACAAGATTTCCCAATCTATGTTCAAACTCAATCAGGAGAACGTCCAACTATATTAACTGCCAAATCTGGTCAAGTTAATATGGAAAAATGGAGATGGTTGGCTAAATTAAGAGTTGGAAGTGCAGGTACAGAGGAACCTGAAAAAGAGTCAAATTTAGCACTTGCTCCAAAAGCAGTTCCTATGGATATAATGACTCCAATGGGAGGTTTACCAGAAGATGCAATGTTAGAACAGAACACTCTTTATAATCTTCAACAAATAGGAAATAAGTTAGAAAAATTAAGAGTTGATGGTTTCTTTGAACAAACCTTATCTCCTAAAACAGGAATGCCCCTTGATTGGTTATCAGTTCCAGGAAACTTACTTAATATGAGAGTTTTAAACCCTGGAACTCAGGGTCTTTATGGTAAACTTAATGGAGAAGTTAATTATGCTATAAGTGAACTAGGATATGAAAGACGAGTTTTAGATCCTACTACCAGGAATGCTTTCACAGAAAACTTATTTAAAGCAGTAACTTTAATTGAAGAATCTGTTAGACACAACACTTTTAAAGAGGGCGATTTACAAGAATTAGCTAAAACTTTAATTATAGACAGGAATGGTCTTTGGGTTAGAGGTAAGGGTCTCCCAGACTATGGTGTTGGGACTGGTGGGATACATAAAAAGAAGGAAGAAATTTTAAGTGATCCTTTTGTTAATTTAGTTTTATCTTTTAATAAAAGAGTATCCCATTGGAAAAAAGAGAAAGATATTCCTGACTTTGAAAAGGATGCTATATCTTATCGTGACTCAGTTAGATTTACCTCTAGAGAGAAGATGGGGGAGTCGGACATTGTATGGATTAATTACCTGGGAAAATCCTTCGAGTTATACCCTATGGTCGTCGCAGCTGTAGCAAGAGGGGACAAAGCCCTAGCTCTTGCTACACTCACTAAAATATCCCTAGATGTGGGCAATAGAATAGATAAATTTAATGAGTACGTAGCTAAGATAGGAATAAACGAAGTACTTTATAGTGAAGATTCTGTAGAAGCAGATAAATTATCTGCATTCCTTTATAATGACTTATTAAAAATAGAGAAAGATAGTAATTTTATGGCTTTAGAAGCCAGCAAACAAGTATTAATCTCTAGTCTTAATAGTTTATTTGGTCAATCAGCTACTAAGTCTTTTGCTTCCAGACAACCAGATGCTATCTTACACGTTGGTAATATATCTGAAAAAGGTAAGAAAGCTGATATTTTGGAGGTCTATAAAGAGTCAAATAAAGGGAAAGCGTTAGCAGCAGCTAAAACCTTTGGATTAAAAGAAACTGATCTTATGTCCTTTACAGCAGGAGACTTACAATCAAATTCTGGTAACTTAATGCAACAAGGAATAGGAGCTGGAGAAATAGTTCATGCACTTCCTATTAATTTTAAAGTAAGTTGGTCAAAGGAAAGTGGAACTCAGATTGGTAAATTAATGCTAAAGGAAGTATTTGGCTTTGTACCAACTGCATTTTCAGATGATAATCTTAATTTCGTTACTGAAAAGCAACCTTCACCATTAAAAGCATATTATGGAGCAATTAATAAACAATTAACTCATCTTGATGATTTGTTTAATGAAGAAGTAATAGGAAGAAAAGATATTGATCCTATTGAACAAACATTAAAAATAGTCAGTGATCTATTAGCTGCTGGGGATTTTCAGTCTCAATTATATAAAAAGGATATTGATGACTCTATTAAAAGAGTCAAAATGGAAGAATATCCAACTTTAGAGAAAATTAAAGTTTCAATTCAGAATAGAGTTGCAAGAGGGGTTTTATTAAGAGATATTAAAGATCCTAATAAAACTAGATTAGCTAGACAAGCTTTAGGAATGTTAATATTAGAAACTGGTAACTCTATTAATAACGTAGGTTTAGAAATAAGAAATCTTAAGAGTAACAAGATCTATAGATTTAATCAAAATACTTTAAATCAAGAAATGGCTAAAGGAATAATTTCTGGTGATTATGAAATTGAAGGTTCTGGTGGACAATCAATTAATATAATTAAAAGAGTATTAGGTAAACCTCATGTAATATTTAAAATTTTATTCACTAGAGCTAAAGATGATTATAATAAAAAATTATCTTCTATTGTAACTACTCAAGTAACTGAGTATATGAAAGAGTTAATGCATGAAGTATCTCATAATGTTATGAAAGGTGTTCATGACAGTGTAGAAATAGATAATTATCTTGCTTTAACACGTAAGCTCTTAGAAACTATGTTAACTAAATCTAATCTTTAGTTATAACTTTTTAGTTATAGAAGTTAGTTACATTGTTTAATTTTAATAATTCTTCTAAAGCTATTATATTTATAATACCAAAATTTAAGTGGTTTTCGACAATTAGTGAGTAAGTCTTAGGTAAAACACATAGGATTCTGCCCCTATCTTGTTGCCAAATAAGGAGATAAGGCTTGTGTGATTTTCTACTGTCTCTCTCAGCTTGTTCTATGAATTCCCAAAACTTAGACTTCTTATTAAATAAATCAGATATGTTTATATCAGAGTAACCTCTTTTAGCTTCTATGCAGAATTTAAATTCCTTAGGGGTTATAATATCCCCATATATCTTAAGGTATTCAGGTAAGTTATGAGTAGTAGCAAAAGCACCACTATTAGGGGATCTACAAAATTCTGTGGTTTTAAAGTAATCATTTAATACTTGACATACCTTTCTTTCAAATGAAGATCCCTTCTTTTTGCTATTTGGTCGTTTCTTGAATTTAAGATCTTCTGAAAATTCATAATTGTCTTCCATAATATTATCCTTCTTAGTATTATAGAGTACCTAAATGAAGATAAATTCAAAAGGTGGGTTAACCTTACTTAAACTTAGCCCTAAAACATATAAATTAAAGATTAACACAGAAGGAAGAAGAATGAGAATTTCTATTAAATTTGGTAAGTCAGACTCAGAGGCATACAAGAATTGGATGACTAATGTTAAACCCCCTGCTATGTCTGAGGATGATTTTTCTAAGTCAGTATTTCAGCGAGGTATAATGGCTATACACGAAGAGGCAGAGAAAAGACTTAAAGAATATTTAGACAATAATCCTGAGGAAAAAGCTAAGTTTAATGCTGCACTAGATAATATAGCTAACGAAGAGAATGTAATCCCCGAACCCACAAATGAACCAGTTATAATGTCAGCACTATGAATAGTAATATTTTTACTTCTATTAATGATTTAGAGTTTAACTCAATAACCAGGAACTTAGGAAACTCTCATGCAGTTTTTATCTTTTTATCATCCTGGGACCCACTATCAGCACAAGTAAGAGAGTTTATACTAACTAAGTTAAGATGGGAAACTCAAGTTCCTGTTTATATTATGGACTCTTTTGAAGCTCCAGAATCATTTGGATTTTTTGCAGTAACTTCTGTTCCTGCAATGGTTGTATGTTCAGGAAGATATAGAGTTAAGATTTATAATACCGTATCTTCTATTGAACGAGAGTTAGTTAATCTCTCTCATCTTGAAGTTTCATCATATAACTAATATAGTTATCAATACTTTTGGTATATTTCTTATCCTTAGTGTATATTGCTCTAAGGTTGTTTAGTATAACAGTAGTAAAGTAATTAAAAGCAGGACCCTTAGTTTTATCAAAGTTTTTAAGAACTTTTAAGATTAAAAGGAAACAATCCTGTTTAGCATCATCAAATTCCATTTTAAAGGAGAATGAATGTATTATAGTTGATATAAGAAGATCAAGCGTTTCAGTAAATTCTTTCTCATATTTCCTGGGATTCTTTTTATAGTTCCATATCAGTTTTTCAAACTTCTTATTATCAATATAATTACTCATACTTTATTATAGTTATGGACGAAATAGACTTCCCAGCTTTATCTACTAATAATTCAAAATGTGAAGGATGTTCAATTCTTAAGTTGAATAAACCTTTCCATTCATTCATGGATTATGAAAATTCTAAAGAAGTAGATGTATTATTTTTATCTGATTGTCTAAGACCAACTTATGATAATAATGCTGTTGCACTTCTTCCAGATAACTATATCTTATTAAAAGAGACTATTGGAAAGATTTTTAGTGATGAAATTAGTTGGACTTGTTTAGCTTCTGTTAAGTGTCCAAGTATTAAGGAATCTGATATGACTCCTTCTAATATGAAGATTTGTAGGCAGCACTTAAAAGATACCATAGATAAACTTAAGCCCAAACTTATAATTCCAATGGGTAACTTAGCAATGAAGATGCTAATTAGAAAGAGTGGAATTATTGATAAGAGAGGACAGACATTTTATTATGAAGAAATTCCTGTTGTCCCTATTGTACACCCTGCTTCTATTATTTACGAGCCTCGTAACCTTGTATTATTTGAGCAGGATATAAGAAATGCATATCATAAGTACATTTTAAAAATAAAGACAGTAATTAATCAAGATTATAAACTTATTAACTCAGAGAAAGAATTAGAAGACTATAGATGGTTATTTACTACTGATAAAACTATTGCCATTGATACTGAGACTGAGGGATTAAATTTCCTTAAAGATAAATTATTAACTGTATCAATAGCTTGGGATGAAGGTAAAGCAATTTGCTTCCCAGTTTATCATAAAGAGTCCTTGATTGAACCTCTGACTACACTAAGTTTTATGTCATTAATATGTAAGAATAAACTTAATAGAAAAGTATTTCACAATGCTAAATTTGATTTAAAGATGCTTTTACATAATGAAATTACAGTAATTAATGTGGATGATACGCTTTTAATGCAGCATCAAATAGAAGAGAATAAACCAAAGCATTTAAAGGACTTAGTTAAGGAACACTACCCAGAATATTTACAGGAGTTTTAATATGAGATTAAGATGTAGATTTGGTTGGCATCAATGGGGAGAGTGGATTCAAGTTGGATGGTATCAAAGAGTTAAATGTAGTTTGTGTGGTATTATTCACAGAAGATGGTGTCCATAAGTGTTAACTAATAAAAATCCTAAGAAGACTGATTGGGAGAATATGCCATTAGCAGAGATGGCATTAGGTAATTGTACAGATAGTGATTTTACGTTAAGAGTTTATAATAAATTAAAACCCCAGTTAAAAGAACTAGGGGTTGAGACTTATTATGAGACTTTAATAACTAAGATGCTTCCTAAGTTTGCTAAGATAGAATATAGAGGAATGACTATTGATCCTATCAAACTAGAAGAAGTAGGAAAGACATTGAAAGAAAAAAACACTGAACTGTATAATAGCATTAGAGAAATGCACTATGATAAAGACACTAATCCGTCTTCTGGAGATGACTTAGCCGACTTTTTATTTACTGATGATAGAGGGATAGGTTTATATCCTCCATTGTTAACTAAAGGTAAAAAGCCTGCTACAAATAAGGAGTGTCTTGTTACTTTGCTTGATATGATAAACGAAAGAATCCAAAGTGAGATTAAGTAAAAACGATATTAAATTAAAGAATGAACAGATTAAACTTGACGCTAAGATTGCTTTGGATATTGCTATGGGCTTTACTATAAAGAATAAAACTGATCATGCCTCAGCAGCAAACAAGGTGGCCGTAGAACTTTTAAAGACTTTAATTAATGAAAATAAATCAGAGACAAATAGATGAGGATATTTGCCGAAAGGTAATTGAATCCAAATCTATAGAAGATTTAATAAGAGCTAGAGACTTTATAAATCAAGTTCAAAAGTATAAGAAAGTCTCTAAGTTATATTCAACCTATTATAAAGGAATTAAGAAGGCAGTAGATTATAATGGTGAGAATAAAGTTTATGTTGATTTTAAATTTGATGGCACTACGACTGGTAGACTGTCTTGCTCTCGTTATTACAAAATGGGCGTATCTTTCCACACTCTGCCAAGAAAAACTAAAGAACTTAATATAAGAGAGATTTTTAATTCCCTTAAGTGGTTGTTTATAACTACTGACTATTCGGGAATGGAACTAAGGGTATTAGCACACGTATGTAAAGATAAGCAGATGATTAATGCAATCCGCTCAGGAGTGGATTTGCATATTTATACTGCTAGTTTAATCTTTGAGAAACCAATCGAGAAAATTACTAAGGAAGAGAGACAGATTGCAAAGTCAGTATCTTTCTTAATTGTTTATGGTGGAGGAGCAGGAAGATTAGCTTCTGAGGTTAATATTTCGATTCAAAGAGCACAGAGTATTATAAACAGGTATATGGAAGTTTATCCGGGTATTTTTACTTGGATGGATGAAACAAGAGAGTTTTTACATGAACATCAATATGTTACAAGTTTATTTGGCGGAAGGCGCAATCTCCCTGATATTAAGTCTCCTATTAAGAAGGTACGTGAGCACGCAGAACGACAAGGAATCAATTTTAAAATCCAGCGCCCTGCTTCAGACATTCTTCTTTATTGTCTTATGGATATTCATGATGAGTTTGAGTTACGTGGCCTCGACTCATTAATTTTAGCAACTGTACATGATAGTGCTGAGAATGAGTCTCCAAGACCAGAGTTAGAAGAGGCTTTAAATATAATTTATGATAAGATGATAAATTATCCATCTTTGAGAAAAATCTATGGATTTGAGTGCGAAGTGCCGTTTAATATAGAAGTAGTTGTTGGACGTGCGTTCGATGTAGGAACAGAAGTTAAATACGTTAATGGTAAGGTAAGTAATTTACAGGAGATATTAAATGAAAATTAAATATAAGATTACTGGAGACTTTGGTACTAAGTCAGAGAATACTATTGTTTCCGCTCATTTACTTAACTTAGATGAGGATTCTGGTGTTGGACTATGTTATCATCCTATGAATAAAGAAGAGTGTGGCAGTTTTGAATTTGTGATAAAAGATGAAAATCATGATTATTATATTAGTGCTTTGCCCAATAAAATTGGAGAAAAATTTCATGATTTATCTTATTCTAATGTTGGTAAGCTAGATAGAGGATTTTCAAAATTTATTAGGAGTAAAAAATAAGGATAAAATAAATGGCAAGTCAAAATCCAAAACCACAAGGTCGTCAAGGAGATACCAAAGTTAAAAATAGGGGTAAAGCTGTTTATGCTAGACCTGTATTAAATGTAGGTAAAGCAGAACAAGTATTTGAACAGTTTCAAACTAATGGACTTAAATACATAACTGCAAAGCAAATCTTTGATAATGATAATATTAGATCGTTAAGACAGTTGCGAGCAAGAGTAGGAGTTTATATGAATCAAAGATTTATAATTAAAACTCTTACTAAATGTAATAAAAAGACTTTCATGGAAGGTCTTTATGTGAAAGGATTGATGATGGGATATGAAGATTTACTTAATGATTGTAAGTCTAGTCCTGAGTATTGTTGGAGTATAAAAGGATATTTTAATGGATCTTAATGATTATCAAAATAAAGTAATGGAAACAGCAATATTTCCTGATATAGGCCCATATGGAGCCGCGTATCCATTTATTGGAATGGCGGGAGAATTAGGAGAAGTTTGTGAAAAGTATAAGAAGTTTATGAGAGATGGTGGAGATCCTCTTATATTTGAACAAACAATAAAGAAAGAATTTGGTGATTTATTATGGTACGTTGCTGCTGCTTGTCATTGTATTGGAATTTCATTACAAGAAGTAGCAGAGATTAATATTGCAAAACTTAAATCAAGACAAGAAAGAGGAGTTTTGCAAGGTTCTGGTGATAACAGATAATGAATTCAACCCTAATAATAGGAGATATCCATCTTCATAATAGATTTCCAGGATATCTTGATGCTCAAGTAAATTCTATTTTAAAGATAATTAAAGATAGTAAGTGCATGAACATAATCTTATTAGGAGATGTGTTTGAGAAGAGAAGACCATCTCCTACTGAGTTATTAGCTTTTAAGAATTTATTGGATTTACTTTATGGAAGATTTTACATTCTTAAAGGTAATCATGACATGGAGAATAAGTCAGATGATTCTCCAACATCATTAAGTTTATTTGCTAATGATGAACAAGTTAGTATAATAACTGAGATAACAGATACAATTATTGGAGATAAATATTTTAGGTTAATCCCGTTCTACGAAAATGAAAGTGTAATTATAAATGCTATTAAAACTGCTGAAAGTTCTCAAATTCTGCTTGGACATTTTGGCTTCTTCGGTAGTCTCAATACTATGGGGATCTCTGATTTCACTATTGATCCTTCCAGTATTAATAATCGCTGCATTTTGGGTCACATTCACAGCTTTAAACAGTTCAACGAAAATATAACTATATTAGGAACTCCATATACCACTAACTTTGGAGAGAGCAGAAAACCATGTTATGTGGCTAGAATAGAAAAAGACGGAATTAAGTTTATAAGAAATAATCAAGGTATCAGACACTACGTATGTAAGTTAGAAGACTTAGAGAATCATAAGGATGATATTAATGATCCTGATTATTTTACTTTATTAAGAGTTATAGTTAATAAGATTGGTGATAATAGTATTGCTAAGCTAAAAGAAGATATTTTAAGTAAATATAATGTAAAGTATCTTGACATTAAGTTTAGTCAATTATATGAAATTAAACATAATTCAACTTATAATCCAACTGTTAATATAAATGAAATTAATGAGGGTGTAATAGAGAAGTATATTGATGAGTCTAATACTAAGATTTCTAAAGATAGTTTATTAAAAGGATTAACAGAGATTAAATCATGAAGTTATTACAATGTTTCTACTGCAATGATATGTTGCAATTAACTCATACTATAAGACAATGTACCTGTGAGAAGACATGGGGTTATTATTTTCATTGGAATTTAGTATTGGTTGACGGCCCAGCTAATGTACTTGTTAGTTTAAAAGATGATAGTTTAAATTCATCATTTAATACATTTTTAATTGATGGATATTCTCCTAAAGATAAAGTAACTAAGACAGACAGATGTGTTTTTAGAATGGGTGATTTTAAAAATAAAACTAAATCTGAACTGTTTAAAAAGTTATTACAAGAATCTGAGAGAGAAACTAAGGAATATCCAAAAGCAGAAAATTATAAATGAAACTCGGAAAACTTAAGATAAAGAATTTCTTATCTATTAAAGAAGCAGAGATAGATTTTAATGATTATAATGGTTTAATACAGATTAAAGGAGATAATGTAGATGAACGAAGATCAAATGGAGCAGGAAAATCAAGTATCTTCGAGGCTGTCATATTTGGATTATTTGGACGCACTATTCGCGGACTTAACGAGGACGAATTGGTTAGAGGAGAGAGTGAGGGACCTTTATTTGTTGAACTTTGTATCGGAAGTCTTAGAATTATTAGGGGAAGAAAACCCTCAATTCTTAGAGTCTATCAAGAAAATAAAGAGGAAACTAGAAATTCTGTCTTAGAGACTCAGAAGTTTATAGAGTCTGAGTTAAAGATAAATTACAAAACTTTTACATACTCTTCTATATTTGGACAACACAATAATGTAAGATTCGTAGGATCTACTCCTGATGATAAGAGATCTTTAATTAAGAATTATCTTAGCTTAGATGAGTATTTTACATTAAGAGATAAAGCTAAGAATATAAGACTTGATCTTAAGAATAGACTTAAAGCTAATGATCTTCGTATAGAGGATGTAAAAAAGAACTTAGATGATACTAATAATAAAATAATTAAGATATTAGAGCAAAAGGGAGAAATAGGAATAACTATTCCAGAAATTTCATTAGAAGAGATAGTTAAAAGAGAGAATATTAAATCTAATCTTATAAAAGATTTAGCTTCTTCTAGAGGTAAGATTGGTAAACTTCACCAAGATCTTAATAGGTCTGGTAAAAAGGTATGCATAACCTGTAATCAATCTTTACCCTTAGATAAAATTGAATCTAAAGAAGAGATTCAAGAAAAAATAAATGTGGTTAATGACACTATTATGGCAACTGAGATTGCTATAGACATGATTGATATTCCTATTGCGTCTAAGGATTATCAGAAGGTTATAGAGCTAAAAGGCTTACAAGCACAAGAGGAAAATCTTAAAACTTTTGAAAAAGAGTTTACTGAGAAGATAAAACTAATAGAACAAGAACAAAAAGACTATATTAAGAAATATGATATAATGAAGTTCTGGGAAACAGCCTTTTCAGAAGAAGGAATTATAAAGTATATAATTCGTAATATACTAGATTACTTTAACACAAAATGTAATTTTTATTTAGGATATCTTTCTAATAATTCTCTAATTATAGAATTTAATGATTCCTTAGATGAGAAAATTGTAAGTTATGGAATTCAAAAGAGTTATAAAGCTCTTTCTGGTGGAGAACAAAGAATGATAGATTTAGCTGTTGCTTTCTCATTGAATAACTTAGCGGTTCTAAATGGTACTATAAATTCTGATTTACTTTTCTTGGATGAAGTTGGAGAAAATTTAGATTTTCGGGGTGTAAAAGGGCTATATAAATTACTAAAAGAACTTAAGAAAGATAAAAAGATATTTATCATAACTCATAATAGAGACTTACAAGAATTATTAGAAGAACATGATAGTATTAAGGTGATAAAGAAAAATGGAGAGACGATTGTTAGATCTTAAAGATATTAAGTATTATGATGTGAATGGATTTTGCCATTCGGTAATGTACGACTTTGCTCATGGTATTTATCCTACTCCTCAATTTAATAACCATCAAGTAGTTTTAGAGCTATGGAATAAGTTAATGCAGCAAGCAGAGGTATCAAAGGAAATATTAAATGACTGATACGCACACATTACAATTAGAAGGACTATCTAAAGAGATATTTTTAAAGCGATACGCTTATCCCGGGGAAGAGACTTGGCAAGAGAGATCTAGGGTTATTGCTAGAACTATAGCATCAGTAGAGAAGGATGAGGATAAGGCTACTTATGAAGATAGATTTTATGACTCTTTAAGAAAAGGAGACTTTATACCAGGAGGAAGAATTATCTTTGGTTGTGGTAGATCTAAGCAAAATATGCTTAATTGTTATCAATTAAGTCCTGAGGATTCTATTCAATCCATTGGTAAGACTATTTCTGATTATTATCAAATTTCCTGTGGTGGTGGTGGAGTTGGAGGTAATTATTCCTGGGTTCGCCCAAGAGGAGACACAGTGGCTAATATAGCTCATTCTGCTCCTGGTGCCGTATCTGTAATGAAGATGATTAATGAAATTGCTAATCATGTTAAAGCAGGAAGATATCGTAGAACAGCTTTAATAGCAATTCTTAATGTAGATCACCCAGACCTATTAGAATTTCTTCACGTTAAGTTAGATAAGAAAGAATTAAATAACTTTAATATATCAGTAGGAATAACAGATAAGTTCTTAGACGCAGTAGATAATGATTATGATTGGAACTTTAAGTTTAATAATAGAGACTACTTTATTTTTGCAGTAGATCGTATCTCCACTAATGAAGATGGTCATACAAGAACTACAGATACTATTAATGTTATTGGTTTAAGTGAAGAAGACGTATTGGGAAGAGTAAGAAATCACTATTTATTAAAATATGATGATGACTTTACTAATGTAAGAAAAATTCAAGTTAAAGCTAAGTGGCTATGGGATAAGATATTCCAAAATTCAGTAGAGTGTGGAGATCCTGGAGTCTTCATGATTGATAAGGCTGCTGAATGGACTAATGTTAGTTATTTTGAATCCATGCCTGCTACTAATCCATGTGGAGAGATTCCATTACCTCAATATGGTAATTGTTGCTTAGGGCATGTCAATCTTGCTAATATGGTTGACGAGTCTGGTAAAGATGTAGATTGGAGAAAGCTAGCCAGAACCATTAGAGTTGGAATAAGATTCCTTGATAATGTTTTAACTTATAATTATTATCCTATTCCTGAGTGTAGAGAAGTAGGAGAACGATCTAGACGTATAGGATTAGGAGTAACTGGATTACATTATCTTTTAATTAAACTGGGTTATAAGTATGGGGATGAAAAGTCTATTGAGTTTGTAGATAGACTGTTTATGACATTTAGAAATGAATGTTATAGAGCTTCATCTTATATTGCCAGAGAAAAAGGATCATTCACAGCCTTTGATGCTAAGAAGTTCTTGGCTCAACCGTTTGCTAAATCTTTGCCCCCATCCATTAGATTACAAGTTAAAGAAATGGGAATTAGAAATGCAGTAATGATAACCGCCGCTCCTACTGGTACTATTTCTATGCTATTAGGAGTTTCTACTGGTATTGAACCTATATTCGCAGCAATGTATAAACGAAGATATAGAGACGCTAACGTATGGAAGTCACAAGTGGTTGTAGATCCTCTATTTAAGAAATACATTCAAAGCGGAAATGATCTTACGAACTTTGTAGGGGCGTATGATGTAACTCCTGAGGGCCATATCAGGATGCAGGCTACGATCCAAAGATACGTAGATAATAGTTTAAGTAAGACTCTTAATTTACCCAAGGACGCTAAATGGGAAGAAATGTCTGAATTAGTATTAGCTTATTCAAGATATGTTAAAGGATTTACTATCTATCGTGCAGGATCAAAGGCTACCGATACAGAAGTAGAACCATTAGAAGCTATTCCTTTAACTAAAGAGAACTTAGATAAATATGTTCCTGATATTAAGAATCAAGAAGTAACTTTTGCAGAAGTAGCTAATGGTACTGCTTGTGCTATTGGGGATCGTGATTGTGGGGCCTAATGACTTTATATGAATTTAAGTGTGAGAAATGTAAAACATTATGGGAGAAAGAAGCTCCAATGTTAAAGGCTCCTAAGAGAGCTAAATGTCCTAAATGTAAAAAACAAAGAGAACGATATTATAGCAGTTCTCCTAACTTACATTTTAAAGGAATGGACTTTCATACTAATAGACGAAAAGCTCAAGTATTTCATAAGAAGGGAGCATCTAAAGACGATGCTTTAAAGTACTATAATGATAGTATTAGGGCCACCAGAAAGAGGCTAGAAGATACTACTTCTCCTTATTCTAGAATGGACTTTACTCATGAAACTGCTAAGAAATTTGGAGCTAAACGAGTATCCGACGTAGAAACTAAGAGAAAGGTTGAACTAGCTAAAAAACTAACAAGAGAAACTAATATGAACCATAGTTACTATAAAAATAAGAAAAAGAAACTATAATGGCCTCTCAAATGAATTTAGATACTGCATATCTTAAATGTGCAGACACTATAAGTGAGTTATCCTATGCTAGGAAAAAGAAGGTTGGAGCTATTATAGTTAAAGATAACCATATTATATCAGAAGGTTATAATGGAACTCCTGTTGGATATGATAATGTTTGTGAGGATGATACAGGTTATGATCCTCTAGGGCCTTACTGGAAGACAAGAAAAGAAGTTTTACATGCTGAGAGTAATGCAATAGCTAAGTTAGCTAAATCTCATAATTCCTCAGAAGGAGCTACTATTTATTGTACTTATTCTCCTTGTTTTGATTGTGCTAAATTAATAGTGCAGGCCGGAATTAAAAAAGTAGTCTTTATCGAGAAGAACGATCATGATGATTATCTAGATACTATTAACTTCTTAGCAAACTGTCATATAACCGTACAATTTATGTTACAAAAGATTAGATAATTATGAATTTTACATTTGAAACTAATATACAACGCGGAATACTTTACTTAATCAAATCAAAAGAATCATTCTACGTCCAGATAACACCATTAATTAAAGAAGAGTACTTTGAATTTACTCCTCATAAGTTCATTTATAGAACAATTAATGAATTTTTTACAAAGTACAAGAAACTTCCTATGGATGATTTTCTGAATCAGAAAATTAAGGAAGATATTAAAGAAAATGATAGAAATGATTACTTAGATGAAGTTGATTTAATTACATCTATAGGGACAACAGCATTTGAAAATGAGGAATATTACTTAGACCTCATTGAGAAATTTGCTAAGGAACAATCACTTAAAAATGCTATAGTTAAAGCTATTGATCTTATTGGCAAGAAGAAATATGATGAAGTAAGTGATTTAATCATAAATGCTAATAAAGTCTGTCGTAATATTAACTTAGGTCAAACTTATTATGATACGATTACTGATAGGTTTGGAAGGCAGTTAATTGAGTCCACATCGGAGAGATTCAGGCTTGTATTCCCTCGATTAGACGAGGATTTAGATGGTGGCTTGTCGAGGAAAGAGCTAGCCATCGTAGTTGCCAATTCTGGTACAGGCAAGAGCCTTTATCTAGTTAACCAAGCAGTAAAGGCATTAAAGCAAGATAAGAATGTGCTTTATATCTCATTAGAAATGTCAGAAGATAAGATAGCACAGAGATTTGACTCTATTATAACTCAGATTCCTCAATGTAAGCTAAGGGGGTCGAAGGCTGATTTAGAGACTAGATTAGGATTATTTAAAGATAAATTTAAAGGAAGTTTGGTAATTAAAGAGTTTCCTTCAAGACAAATAAACCTCTTTGGCATTAAGAGCTATTTGACACAACTCTTTAATTTCAAAGGGTTTAAGCCAGATATGCTTATCATAGATTACTTAGAATTACTTAGTCCAACCCATCAAAATACTGCTGAATATTTAAGCCAACAAAAGATAGCAGAGGATTTAAGAGGATTAGCTTCTGAATATAACGTATTATTATGGACCGCTACTCAACCTAATAGACAAGGAACTCAAGTAACTTTAATTACAGAGAATGAACTAGCTGATTCTTTTGGTAAGATTAGACCAGCAGATTATGTAATATCATTAAACCAGAGTACTAAAGAAAAAGATGATGGAATAATGAATGCATTCGTAGTTAAATCTAGAAATGGTAGGAATAGGTTTATAGTTAAATGTACGGTAGATTACAGTACTTTAACTATGAAGCAATTTAACCCAAATGATCTATCAGTACAAGTAAAGAAACTTGAGAAAGAATCATTAAAAACTAATACAAAGAGTATTATAAAGAGTCTGGATCGTACTGTAACTGCCCTTAATAAGATTATATGACCCAACAATCATTTACGAAGAAATTACGTAAGTTATCTAAAGATGGATTAAATCTTGGTTGGTGTCACATGGATATTATATTTGACACTAATATTAAATTAGAAGATAAATCTCCCTGTATTGGTTCTACAGATTTTACAGATTATATAATTACAATTGATAGTTCATTATCTGAACAATCAATGAAAGAAACTTTCTGGCATGAAATTTCTCACTGTCTTACAGAGAATTGTGGATTAGCCGGAGAGAGTATAACTTTAACAGAAGAACAAATAGTGGTATTAATGTCTAGAACAGTATTATTATTATTTAATCTTAATCCTTGGTTGAAAGAATTAATATGATAGTTTTGTTATTAATTATAGTTGGTATTTATATTTTACTTAAGAATCCTCCAAATAATGGAATGAACGCAGCATGAGCAAAGCACAATCATTAATAGAAGTGTATGATAATTTAGACTGGGATCATTATATTGAACTTTGTGATAAGATCTTAGTTATTAATAAGTCTCTATTAGAAGAGGAGCTATCTAAATCACATTTAATTTATGCATATTATATTGGTCTTCTAAATCTGGCTAGAACTAGGGTAGTAATAGTAGAGGATGATTTACAAAGAATTTATAATACTAATAGAGCGTCTACAGCTAAAGAACTTAGAGCATCGGAAGATAAAGTAACAGAAAAAGATATTGAAGCCAAAATAATGAGTAGGACCGATTATTGTTCTACCAAAATAGATTTGCAAGTCGCTCAATCTAAAGAAAATCTCCTTAAAGGCTTATTTGAAGCATTAAAACAACGTCATGAGAACCTAATTCAGCTTAGTTCTAATAGTAGAGCAGAGATGAAAATTAATTCTTAATTTTAATTAAAAGACTATATAATATCAGAGGTTAATAAAATTAATCATAACCACGATAAAATTGAGGAGCATATATTAGAGGCTTTAATTGACATTAAAGTAGCATTAAAAAGAATAGAAAAACAAGGAGAAAGAATTATGGCAGCCACGCAAGATGTATTAAATTTAATTACGGCAATTGATGTAGCAACTACGGCAATTGCAGCTAGAATTCAAGCACTAATTGATCAACTTAGTGCAGGAATGAGCCCAGCAGATGTAGCAACTGTTGAGGCAGGGCTACAAGCAGAAGTAACTAGACTACAGGCATTAGGAACTGATCCTAATAACCCAGTACCTCCGGTCCCTGCTGTTTAATTAAAAATTAATTAAAAGAAAACACTACAGATTACCTACTTTTGGTAGTCTGTAGCGGTATTATAGAGTGTGTATTTTTAACGATTAATAACAAAGGAAAACAATTATGGCAAAAGTAGACTTAAACGAATTACGAGCAAAATACGAAGACCAAAAAGCTAAAAATGAAAATAAAGGTAAGGGAGGCTCTAATAATGAGTTTCTTAAGAACTTTTTAGAGGTAAAAGTAGGAGATAATCCTGTTAGAATTTTACCCCCAAAGGAAGAAGGATTAAGATTCTATGTAGAGAATTTTATTCATAGGATTGCTGGAGATAATGATCAAATTAAGAATGTTCAATGTTTAAGAGTTCATGGGGAAAATTGTCCATTATGTGAACTTTACTTTGCATTGTTCAAGCCTGAAAAGGGTGGTGGAGATCATCTTAAGCTAGTTGCACGATCAATCAAACGAGGCGCTAGATACTACATGAATGTTCTAGATCGAACCACTAATGAAGTTAAGATTTTGTCCATAGGAATTAAGTTATGGGAAAAGATCTTATCTGATATTGCTAATGTAGATTATGAAGTAGTAGACCCGGACACTAATCAACCAGACTCAATGTTAAATCCTAAGGTTGGCTATGATTACAAGATTGTTAAAAAGATGGTAGAGGAGTGGCCTGATTATTCACAATCTGGTCCTCGTCCCAAGCAATCTCCAGTAGCTAAGACTGATGGAGAGATTAATAGTATAATGGAAAAGTGTCATGATATTTATGCTCTTATTGCTAAGAAGCCAGAATATGAAGAAGTTAAACTAATAGCGGAGACTATTATTGCAACAAAGGCTCCGACTATCAATATCTTTGGTACCAAGGATAGTAATGATAATTATGTTGCAAATTTGAAAGATTAAGGAGATTCATATATGAATAAGTTAATGTCAGTATTGTTAGTGTTAGTTTTATGTGTAACTGGAGGTTCAACTTTAACTGGTTGTAATCCTTCAGTACAAGGTTTGGTAGTTACCGAAAATACTAATGTTGTTGATTCTAGTCCTAATGCAACCGTAGCAGTTCCAATTTCACAATTTACTGGTACGGTTGGTAATGCAGTTAAGGCAGCTTTTGCTAATAGGAACACGACTCCTGTTATTACCACACAGCCCAATCTTAAGGGTAATACTGGTGCAGTAGTAATTCCATTAGATTTAAATGCAGCTAAGACTTCATTTAGTTCTTCTCCTGATATTTTAGGGTTCTTAGAAAGTATTGCGGCTAGTCTTCCTCTTCCTTTCTCTCCGTGGATTAATCTAGCTATTGGAGCACTATATTTACTTCATCCTAATGTTCGTGGTGGAGTAACTAGTGCAGTAAGTAGACTAGTTCCAGGCGTAGCTGATCCGGCTGGTAATACTGGTCTTCCTGGAGTCTCTGATGTTCAAGGTGCAATTATGGACCTTGCACGAGGCGCAGTAATGGCTAAGCCAGTTGTAACTCACTAATACGATTCGGTAGATCGTCGTTCTTTAAAAAGGTTTCCTAGTTTTCCATAAAAACTAGGATTTTTCTATTTTATAGTCATGTATAATATTACATGACCAATTCTATAGAAACAACAGCAGAGTTCTGGAAAGAGCAGATCGAATTTCCAGGACTAGGAAGAAAATTAAGATTATTGATGTTTCCACCAAATGAAGGCGGATGTAGTTTTTATAGGGTTCTTAATCCTGTAGCTAAATTAATTGAATTATACTCTAATGTTATAGAGGTTAAAAGAAACGACAATCCTCTTAATTTAGATTTATCATCAGGTAAATTTGATGAGGATAATCTAGCAGATATTGAATGGGCAGATATAGTAATAACTAATAATATATGTAACTTTGGTGGTAACTATACAGCAAGAGTATTAGGTAAAGTTAAAGAGAAGAATAAGTTATTTCATTTTGATACCGATGACCTGTTAATCAATCTATTTCCAGAGCATAGACTTTATAGTGTTTATAAGGAAAAGGGATTAGAGGAAATAACTAAGTTTATTTATACACACTCTGATTTAGTTTCTGTAACTCAAGTTAAGTTTGCTCATAGGGTTAAAGATTATTGCCACGGAATACTAGCAGTAATTAAGAATGCTATTGATTATAATTTAGAATGCTGGAACGCTCCTAAGTTTAAAACACCTAAAAAAGGATTAACTAGAGTTGGATGGGCCGGAGGAATTCACCATAGCCATGACGTAAAAGAATTCTTAGGGGTTCCTCAAATGGTTAACCAAAGAGTAGGAAAAGAAAACGTACATTGGGGATTTTATGGTAAACCTCCTGTAGAGCCAGGAAAAGAAGATTGGCAACAAGATGTATGGGAAGATTATCGAAAAGCATTATTAGCTGGATTTAGAGGTTCTCGTAATTGGGATATTTATGGTGCTCTGCCTGCTGATAAGTATGGAATTATGTATGCTAATATGGATGTTGCTATTGCTCCTCTTAATATGAATGAATTTAATGATAGCAAGTCAGAAATAAAGGTAGCTGAGTGTGGACGATATGGAGTTCCTTTGGTAGCTTCTAACGTCGGATGCTATGAGGAGACTATAAAGAACGGGAAAACAGGCTATCTTATAGATCCAAAATCCCCCAGGACTGAGTGGGTACGAGTTCTAACTAAGTTAATTAAAGATAAGAAACATAGAGAGGAATTAGGTCAAAATCTTAAAAAGATAACAGATGAGTACTTTGACTTAAATAAAGTTGTACATAATCGTTTGACTCTTTATAGAGAACTACTTAAATATAAAGGAATAATAAAAGGTGGAAACGACAGTCATAATACGATCAATCAATAGACCAACAGTAATTAATGCAGTTGAGTCTGCTAAAAGAGAAGGATTAAAGAAGATATTAGTAGTTGGTGATGGGGTTTGGCCCTCAGTTCCAGAGCCAGACGCTATGCACAGTACTTTAAAAGTATTATCCACAGGCAGAAGGTATCATAATTATGGATATATGTCTCTTAATCTTGGAGCTTTAACAGCAGAGACAGAGTTTGTAACTGTTTTAGATGATGATGATGAGTTTGCAGTAGGGGCGGGTAATATATTAAGATCTGCATTAAAAGAAAAACCAAATATTGACATATGGATTCCAGGACTACAGTTTAATAATGGTATGATTCTTTGTAAAGATAAATCTAAGGGCTTAGTTGGTGGTAATGTTGCTTGTCCAACTTATAGAACTGAGATATTTACTAAGTTACCATTTAATACTAAGATGATACAATTATATCCTGACTATAGTGATTATATTCATGTTATGGAGTGCGTTAAAGAAGGATATAAAGTAGATTGGCTAGAAAAGATACTAATTTTAGTTCGTCCAAAATTGGAAGGAACAAATGGAAGAGGTAAATAATGGTTTATGATCCAAAAAATGGATGTGTTAGAATATTAGGCAAAGAAGTCCCATTGGAACCTCCAGTCACTTATATTGACGTAGAGGAATCATTTAAAAATAGGGAAAGAAAATATCTTCCTACTTTAGCAGAACTTATTGATCGTCTTAGCATTGCTCAACTTAAAGAAGTTTTTATTAAAGAACATAAAGAAGAGTATGCTAAAGAGATTAAAGATATCTTACACGATATTGATATTGCTATAGGAGGTATTCCCTATGAAGATATTGATGCAAATTTCATAAGAGCAATAATGGTATTATCACAAATGAATCTTCATATATGGCATAATGAAACAAATTATCGTAAAGGAATTAAAGATGGTAATAATCTTGAATTAACTCATGGCCTTAATGGTATAAGAAATACTGCTAAAAATAAGATTCAAGAATATTTAGAGGGCGGAAGAAAAGATTATAAAATTGATTGTCTCGCAGCAGATTTTAAAGATTGGGAGATTAGTTGGTAATGAATATTCTTATAACGGGCAGTAATGGTTATCTTGGTTCTGTATTAGTTCAAAAACTAATAACTGCTAAGACTATATCAGGATTTTTAGACTTTGACTTTAAAGAGAATCACCCAGAATATAGGTTCTATTATGATAAAATCGTGTGCTACGACTCGCTAATGTATAAACAAGTTAATCTTACTGATTATTGCTACAAGGGAGATATAGAGTTTGTACATGGAGACGTTAGAGACGAAGTTAAATTAGCAAAATATGTAAAAGAAGCAGACGTAATTATACCTTTAGCAGCGATAGTAGGATTCCCAGCCTGTGATAAAGATCAAAAACTAGCTTGGGACGTTAATTGGAATCAAATTGCTAATATCTTAATGTATGCTAGGCCAGAAGCAAAGATTATATTCCCTAATACTAATAGTGGCTATGGATTAGGAGAAGGATCAGGTAAGTTCTGTACAGAGGAAACTCCATTAAAACCAATTAGTGTTTATGGTAAAACTAAGTGTGACGCAGAGAGAATGTTATTAGAAGATGGTAGAGCAGTAGTATTAAGACTAGCAACTGTCTTTGGAGCTTCTCCTAGAATGCGATTAGACTTATTAGTTAATGATTTTACTTACAAAGCAGTAAAAGATGGGTATATTGTATTATTTGAGAAGGAATTTAAACGTAATTTTATCCATATTCATGACGTAGCCTTAGCCTTTATCTTTGCAATTAATAACTTTGATAGAATGAGGGGTCAAGCATATAATGTAGGTCTTTCAGATACTAATATAACCAAGTTAGAACTAGCAGAAAGAATTAAAGAATATATCCCTGATTTTTGCATAGCATCTTCTGAGATAAGGTCTGATCCTGATAAGAGGGACTACCTCGTCTCCAATGCTAAGATCGAGGCTCTAGGATTTAAGCCTAAGTACAGCCTTAGAGACGGAATTAAAGAGCTTATCAAGGCATATAGTATTTTACTTCCAACTAATCAACCTTACACTAATTTATAATGGAAACGCAGTCAATAATAAGTAAAAATGAAAGGGCTGAAAAATTAGTAGGCAAAAGGCCAACTAATGTAGTTCCTTTTGATTTTCCTTGTGAACTGGGATATAGATGTCCAAAATGTAAGGTTGATTGGGATGAAACATTACAATGGTCAGAATATAATTTGTTTATATGGTGCGAGAAATGTAATTTTGATTATCCATCTGTACTGTGTGTAAATATTGATAAAGAACATGATTCTACTACAGAGTATATGTATTTTGGTAGAGAAGATGCTACAAAAGTATTTCTTAATAGTATTGAAAGTTTAATTAAAAAATGACATACGTAAGATTATTTAATGCAAGATATGATTCTATTTATATAGATGATGGTGGAGAAATTAGAGCCTCAACCCCTGGCTGCGGGTGTTGTAGTGATAGTGAAACTTTAGATAAGCAAGGACTTAAAGAAGTTATTAAAGAATTAGAAGTAGATTTAAAAGAGTTTAAGAAGTTATATAAAGAAATTAAAGATGCAAAGTAATTTAGACGTTTTATTTGTACACCCAAATGCCGCAAGTAAAATATATCAAGGATTAAGTACTGAATATAGTGCTAAGGAACCGCCAATCTGGGCTTCCCTTCTAGCTAATGGAGTAAGAGCTAAAGGTTATAGTGTTGGTATATTAGATTGTGAAGCTAATAATTATCAAAGTGAAGACACAGTATTTCAAATACGAGCACTTAATCCTAGATTGGTAGTGCTAGTAATTTATGGTCAACAACCATCTGCATCTACTCAAAATATGGTAGGGGCAAAGAAATTATTAGATGTATTAGAGGCTTATTACAGTACAAGATATAAAGTTATGTTGATTGGTGGGCATATTTCTGCACTACCCCAAAATTCTTTGGATACTATATGTTCAGATTATGTAGTTAAAGGAGAAGGACTAGACTCTATATTAGATTTCCTTAATAATAAAGGACCAATTGATCATATTTATACAGAATCTATAATTCCCCAAGAAGAACTAGGAACTAAACTTCCTGGCATGGCTTGGGATTTATTACCAATGGATAAATATCGAACATCTAATTGGCATGGATGGACTAACAAAGGAATTAGAACTCCATTTGCATCAGTTTATACTAGTCTTGGATGCCCATTTTCTTGTACCTTTTGTATGATTAACTCTCCATTCTCTAAGAAAATGATTAGATATTGGGATCCTAAGCATACAATTAAAGAGTTTGATAGAATAGCAGAAATGGGTATTAAGAATGTAAAGATTGCAGATGAAATGTTTGTCTTAGTAGAAGACCATTTCCTAGAGCTTTGTAAGTTAATAGCTGAAAGAAAACATGACTTTAATATTTGGTGCTATTCTCGTATTGATACGGTCAAAGAGAGACACTTAGAGATATTAAAGAAAGCAGGAGTTAATTGGCTTGCTTTAGGCATTGAATCTGGAGTTAAAGAGGTTCGTAAGGATGTAGTTAAAGGTAAATATGAAGATGTTAATATTCTTAATATAGTAAAGAAGATTAGAGAATTTGACATTTGTGTTGGAGCTAATTATATCTTTGGATTACCTGAGGATAATCAAGAAACCATGCAGCGTACTCTGGACTTAGCTTTAGAGTTAAAAACAGAGTATGCTAATTTTTACTGTGCAATGGCTTACCCCGGAAGTAAATTATATGAAATCGCTATTAAAGAAGGTTGGAAGTTACCTGAAACATGGTTGGGATATTCTCAACATGCCTATGAGACTAGGCCACTTGACACTAAGTATATTACAGGTGGTGAAGTGCTTACTTTTAGGGATCGCGCTTTTAAGCAGTATTTTTCTAATCCTTCTTATCTGTCTTACATGAAAGATAAGTTTGGTCAGTATGTAATTGACGATATTAATAATATGATGAAGATTGATCTTAAGAGAAAGTATGCTATCTAAAATTGAATTACAAGAGTTTGAGGAAGATATCTCTAACTGTTTTATTAATAAACAGATTAAAGCTCCTATCCATTTAGAGAGAAATAATGAAGATCAACTAATAGAGATATTTAAAGATATTAGAAAACAAGATTGGGTACTTACTACCTGGAGATCCCATTATAAATGTTTATTAAAGGGAGTTCCAAAAGAGGAACTTAAACAAGCAATATTAAATGGAAGATCAATTAATCTTTGTTTTCCCGAGTATAAGATTTTATCCTCTGCTATTGTTGGTGGTAATATTCCTATAGGGGTTGGAATAGCAAAAGCTATTAAACTAAAGAATAGAGATTCTAAAGTTTATGTTTTTATTGGTGATATGACAGCAGAGACAGGGATATTTTGGGAGTCCATAAAGTATGTTATAGGTCACGATCTACCCATAAAGTTTATAATAGAAGATAATGGTAAATCAGTTTGTACCCCTACTAGAAATACTTGGGTTAATAATAACACAGAAGATTTGGTAGTAAGTTTACCTATTAAATATGTAGATGGATATAGCTATGATTTACCTTGTCCTCATGCTGGTCCTTTAAGTGGAGAAAGGATACAATTTTAGTGGGTAAGTATTTTGATGATCTAAAGGCTTCTATGACAATGTTAGGAAAGCATCCTGATACTATTTTTATAGGACAGGCGGTAAGTTATCCTGGTACTGGCATGTATGGTACACTAGCTGATGTTCCGATGGAAAAGAGGCTCGAATTACCTGTAGCCGAAGAGATGCAGATGGGAATGAGCATTGGATTAGCCCTAGAAGGCTTTATTCCTATAAGTATATTCCCTAGGTGGAACTTTTTATTGTTAGGGATTAATCAGTTGGTTAATCACTTAGATAAAATAGGAGTTATGTCTGATGGAGGATATAAACCTGGAGTTATAATAAGAACTGGGATAGGATCCGAAAGACCTTTGCACCCAGGCCCACAGCACACAGGAGATTTTACTTCTCCTATGAAACAAATGTTAGATCATATTTGGGTTCAAAGATTGGGCAGTTTAGTAGATATACAATATTCTTATAAAAATGCATTAGAGCAAGCCAAAAAAGGTAAATCAACTATCTTAGTAGAAGTCAGTGATTATCTTCATGAAAAGTAAATTTAAAGTCTTTAGTAGTCAGTATAGTTGTTTTTTTGGTGATAATCAGATTCACCTTCCTTATAGTATACTTACAAATATAATGTATTCCAATAAACATAAGGAGATACAGGATAACTTTGACTTTCAGAAGATATTCTTTATTAGGGATAATGTTTATTCTGATATAGAGAAGTGCAGAGATGCAGATATACTATTATGTTCCTGTTATTGTTGGAATTGGGAGATTACCTGTTTATTAGCTAAGGAAGTTAAAAAGATAAATCCTCAATGTATAATAATATTTGGAGGACCGGAAGTCCCAGATGTTCATATTAACTTTTTTGAAGAACATTTCTATGTTGATATTATAGTACATGGAGAGGGGGAAGTAGTTCTTCATAATTTATTAATGGGATATATTGATTATATAATATGTGGGCATCCTGTAGATGTGCCCGGATGTGAGGTTAAAAGTAAAAAATTTATTCCACAAGATAGAATGACTAATCTTGATGAAATTCCTTCTACTTATAGTGATGAAATGTGGAACTATGTAGATAAAAATACTAATTATAAGTTTATAGCCTCTTGGGAAACTAATAGAGGCTGTCCATTTCAATGTACTTTTTGTGATTGGGGCTCTGCTACTAAAACTAAAATAAGAAACTTTAGTGAAGAACGATTATATAAAGAGATTGAATGGTTTGGTAAGAATGAAATTATCTATGTAGACGTATGTGATGGTAACTTTGGTATCTTTCCTGAAAGAGATTATAAACTAGCTTGCAAGTTAAATGAAGTAAAAAAGGCTACTGGATTTCCTAGTAAATTAGGGCTGACCTGGGTTAAGACTTCATCTGAAAAGATAATTCCAATGGCTAAGAAATTAGCTGACGCTGAATTATTAAGAGCAATATCATTATCGGTACAAACCTTTGATCCTAATACACTTAAAGTTATCAAGAGGGCCAATATTAAGTTCAGTAGTTTTAAGGACTTAGTTACTAAGTTTGATAGCGAAGGATTACAGTCTTATACTGAGTTAATTATGGGTTTACCTGGAGAAACAGTAGCAACCTATAAAAGGAATTGGGAGATTCTAGCTGCAATTTATCCATTACCATCAGTCCTTACTTGGAACTGTAGTGTATTTAATAATGCACCCATGAATGATGAGGAATATAAAAGAACTTATGGAATTAAGACCTTTAAGTCTCCAGTGTTCTTACAACATTCTAGTAATAGAAAAGACATTATACCTGAATATGAAAGAATGGTAAGATCTACCTCTTCTTTATCAGAAGATGACATGATAGAGGTTTATACTTATAATTGGATGATGTTAGTATTTCATGCTTTTGGTATAATGGAACTATTAGCACACTATTTTAAAAACGCTTTAAATATAGATGACTTTTATGATCGTTTGTTAGAGTATTGTAAAACTCAGCCCTCTTTATTTAAAGATGAGTATGATAAAGCAGTTCTACATGCCACTAAGGGTTATGCTGGTGGTGGCTGGGATCATTATGACCCTAAAATAGGGGATATTAGCTGGCCGATGGAAGAAGCCAGTTGGTTAAGGCTAGTACAAGATAGAACCATACTCAAACAAGAGATAATTAAATTCCTGAATTATCTTAATTGCTTTAATAAAGGAATAGTGGATTATCAATTAGATCATATCTCCTTTCCTCCTGAAAGTGGTGATAAGATTCAATGGGGATATGAGACTATTTGGTTTGGACGCAGAGCACAAAAATTTAAGAAAAAAGCTATAAATGAATTCTAGACGTGTATTGTTTTTAACTGAATGCCACCCAGACGCTAATCCTTCTTTAGGTTTATCTAATCACTATAATAATTTATTTGCCACTTTTAAACAGTCAGGGTTAGGAGAGTATAAAGTTATCCATTATGATGTAATGGAGAAGAATATATTTAATAGTGCTGTTATTGCATGTTTAAATGGATGGAAGCCTGAGTTAGTAGTATTATCCTATCTTGGTACTCATCCAAGTAATCCAAGTGATGAGCTTTTAAAGAAGATTAGTGCCTCTGTTCCAATTGCAATAGTATGGCCTGATATAAACTATGGATGGTCAATAAATAAAATTAATTCTTTAGGAGATATTGCTAGTCTTCATATATCTTGGGACTATGATGTAATAAATCATGAGTATCCTGAAAAACAATTAAAATTATGGACTCCCCAAGATGAAACAATGTTCTATAATAAACCAGAAGAAAAGGTTAATGTAGCTAGTTTTATTGGCAGTCTTAATGGATACAGCGATAGAAGTAAATATCTTAATTATGTGCAGGAACATTTTAAAGATCTATTAGTTACCGGTGGACAAAGAGAGCAGAAATTAAGTCCTAAAGAATATGCTAACTATATCAGAAGATCAAGAATAGGAATTAATTTCTGTGAGTCTCCCACAGGTAAAGATCAATGTAAGGGTAGAGTATTTGAAATATTAGCTAGCGGTAATTTACTGTTAGAAAAGAAAAACGAAGCTACTGAAAAACTATTTATGCCTGCTTGGGACTATATTGAATTTAATAGCCCTAAAGATTTACTAGAATTAATAGAAGCACATATAGAATCTCCTCATTTTGGTGCTCAAGTAGCTCAAAGGGGATATAAGACTTTCAAAGAAAAGTATAATAATAAGATATTTTGGCAAACAATTTTAAGTAGAGTACAATTATGAAAAATGTATTAATATTAACGTGGAATGGGTTTCAGGATCAAGAGGTTATTTATCCTTATTATAGACTATTAGAAGAAGAATTTAAAGTTACTATAGCTGCTGAAAGAGAAGGTACTATAACTGGAATTTTAGGAAGTAAGTTTGAAGCAAATTTATCTGTTGGAACTTTATCAAGTTCTGATACTAATGTCTTTGATTTATTAATTCTTCCTGGAGGGGTTAAAGCACTAGAAAAACTTAGGCAAGAGAAAACAGCACTTACTTTTATTAGAAATTACTATGATACTGGAAAAGTTATAGGTAGTACTTGTCATGGTGCTCAATTAATGATTTCTGCTAAACTAGTGCGGGGGCATAGAATTTCTGGATATTATAGTATTAAGGATGATATAAATAATGCAGGAGCATTATATGTAGATGAGCCCTATGTTATTTCTGGTAATATAGTTTCTTCTCCTCATTACAAGCATATGGGACCTTGGATGAAAGCAGTAATAGATCAATATGGAAGATTTCTCAAAAGTCGTAGTTAAAAAGCCTTGGGGATTTGAGTATTTAGTATACTCAGATGATAATATGGGTATTTGGTATCTTCATATTAATCATGAAGAATCTACATCCATGCATTGTCACCCTAATAAAAAAACAGGATTAATTTTATTACGAGGAGTTGCTGAACTATCATTCCTCAATGAATCTAGATTTCTTACTGTTCCTGCTAAGATTACTATTAGGGAAGGGGTCTTTCACTCTACTAAGGCATTATCTGATAATGGTATAGGATTGTTTGAGGTTGAATGCCCTAACAATAAAGTTGACTTAGTAAGATTAAGAGATAAGTATGGTCGTCGTAAATCAACTTATGAAACTGATTATATAACACGAGATGATAGCCACTTATTAATAAGTAATGATAATACTAGATTTTTTGAAAATCATAAGATAAGTATAATTAGAGATTCTACTATTAAAATTAAAGATTATGCATCTATAGTGGTTATTAAAGGTGGTTTAAAAAATATTGATAATGTGTTCGTAGCATCTTGTGGAGATGTTCTTTCTGGTAAGACATGGAACTTGTTAGCTAAAGAATTTAATTATGATGAGCCATTAGAATTAATGGTAGTAGAACCTACAGTATGACTAATTTAATTACATTAGCTAGCACCATATTAAATAGAGAAGAAAGAATCTTATTTAAGGCTGCTTGCTGTAGAGTATTTGAAGAAAAAGTAGCTGAATGCCTAAGGAATAAACTTATTAAAATTCCAACCTATCTATCTGTAGGGCAAGAGTTTATAGCTGCTACTATATCTGATTATATATTTAAACCTGCTATTTTTGCTCAACATAGGGCACATTCTACTTATCTTTGTTTTGGGGGGGATATTGAATCTTTAATAGACGAACTATTAGGGAAAGAAACTGGATGTGCTAAAGGAATGGGAGGATCAGCTTCTATTCATTCTCCAGATATTAATATGTTTGGGCATAGTGGACTAATGGGGGATCAAGTTCCATTAGCAGTAGGACATTGTTTAGGTACAAAAAACATAACAATAACTTTTATGGGGGATGCTTCTTGCGAGGAAGATTATGTATTGGGAGCTATGGGATATGCAGCCCACAAGAAGCTACCTATTCTATTTGTAATAGAAGATAATAATCTATCAATTTTAACTGAAAAGAAAGTTAGAAGAGACTGGGATATTGCTTCTGTAGGCAGATCTTTTGGACTAAATGCATATGAGGTATCCGATCTTCCAGCAGTTCTTGGAGAAACTATGGAAAAGATTAAACTTCCTGGGTTAATCAATGTTCTAACTACTAGAATGCTTTGGCACGCAGGGTTTGGTAATGATGGTCCACAAGTAGATAGATTACAAATACAATTAACAGGACGTGAGTTTATAATGGAAGATGCCAGAGAAAGTATAATTCCTATATGGGACAAACAGTTGCAGAAGTAATTAAAGATATAACTTTAACCCATATTAATGATAGGGGTTTAGTTTTAGGTCAGTGTCTTACTGCGGTAGGTTGGGTGGGAGGAACGGTTCCTGAGGTTAAAGATCATCCAAATCTAGTTGAATTATCTATGGCTGACGTAGCTGGAGGTGGAATAGCAGTAGGAGCAGCATTAGCAGGAAGAAGACCAATTTACATTGTTAGATATCAAGGATTTCAATGGTATAACTGTGCATCTATAATTAATTACGCAGCTAAGTCTAAAGATATGTGGGGGATTCCGTGTCCTATATTTGTTAGATCAATAGCTATGGAAGGCGGAATAGGCCCAGTAGCGGGATCCTGTCATCATAGTATATTTACTAGAATGCCTGGTATGTTTGTATGCGCTCCATTTACACCTAATGAATATAGAGAAGTATGGGATTGGTTTATGAGACATGATGAACCTTTATATGTAAGTGAGCATAGAAAATCATTTAATATAGATTATGAAATTAAAGATATTCGTTACGAATATGCAGATATAACTTTATTTTGTATTTCCGCTACTAGACTTTATGCCTTAGAAGCAGTAAAAGTACTTAGAGAAGAATATGGTCTTTGGGTTAATTTAGTTAATCTTGTTTGGTTAAAGCCATTTGCAGTAAAAGATGAATACATTGAAATGTTAAATGCCTCTAAGTATGGAGGTTTAATAATAGATGATGATTTTATTAATGGATGCATGAAGACTATTGCATATGATTTAATGACCAAAACTAAAGTGCCTATTGGAGTATTAGGGTTGGACGAAAGAGCGGCGGGATTTGTAGCCTCTAAGGATAATCTTTGCCCAGATACAGATAAGATAGTGAATAAAGTAACTCAAATAATAAGGGATCAATTATAATGTATGACTTATCAATTTTAATGCCTGGAATAAGAACTCAATTCTGGGAAGATATTTATAATAAGTTTGAGAAGTATTTAACCAAAAATAGTTGGGAATTAGTTATTGTTGGTCCTTATAGTTTACCTAAGGAATTAGAATCTAAGCGTAATATTAAATATGTAAAGGATTTTGGTTCTCCTATTAGATGCCAACAAATAGGATTAATATTATCAGAAGGAGAGTTTATTACTTGGACTTCTGATGATGGAGTTCCATTAGAGGGGGCTTTAGAAGAAGCTTTTTATGATTTAAATGAAGGAACAATATTGTCTGGCAAATATTATGAAGGAGAAGGTACTGATCATATAATGAGTAATCCTGGGTATTACTTATTAGGTAATAATGGTATGATGAGGGGATTAAATGTACCTCTAAATTCTTACGTAGTTAATACAGGATTAATTCGTAGACAAAATATAGTTGATCTTGGGGGTTGGGACTGTATTAATTTTGAAGGCATGGCAATGGCTCATAGTGATTTAGCAGTTAGATTTGTAATTGCTGGATTTAAGATTGAAATGTTTGATAAAGTTATGTATAGATGTACTCATATGCCTGATAGAACTGGAGATCACGGCCCTATGCATGATGCACAAGCAGAGAATGATGAACCCAATTTTAGAAAACTGTATTCCATTACGGGAAGACCCGCAGTTATTGATATTAATACCTGGAGAAGAAGTCCTAGTATTTGGGAGAGAAGGTTTTCAGTATGATTAATGTATCAATATTCTTGCCCGCAATAAGAACTCATAATTGGAAGCAATTTTATGATTCTATTAAGCCTGCAATAGGTGAGTATACTTATGAAGTAGTATTTTGTAGTCCATTTGATCTACCTCCTGAACTAAGTGGAACATCTAATATTAAATTAGTAAAAGATTATGGTTGTCCAACTAGGGCCGCACAATTAGCAGCATTGGCTTGTGAAGGAGAATATCTTTTACATTGTGTGGATGATGGAGTATTTTATTATAATTCTATTGAAAATGCTTTAAGACTTCTTAAAGAGTATTGTGACGATAAAGATGTGATGAATTTAAGATATAGAGAGTCCGCTGGATATAGTGGTGGTGAATTAGCAATGAATTTTTGGTGGGCGTGGACTCATGCTGATTTACAGCTTCCGGGCATTAAAGAAGAGTGGAAAACTTCATTACATTTTATAATGAAAAGAAATTATTTCTTTGAACTTGGAGGATTTGATTGTCAGTTTGAATATCTTAATCACCCTCTTCATGATCTTATGTTTAGGGTACAGGCAGATGGAGGAACTTTACTTGATTCTCCTACTGAGGTTATGAATTGTGATCATATGCCTAATCGTACCGGAGATCATGGACCTGTACATGATGCTCAATTAATTCATGACGATCCCATATTCAAGTTAATGTATAATAATAAAGATGCTGCATATAAGAGAATTCATTTAGACTTTAGTAATTGGAGATATGCTTCCCCATTGTGGGAACGTAGATTTGGTAAGAAAATACCTAAAGAATACAAGGAGTTGATAAGTGGTTAAATTACATCTTGGATCTGGATCAAGATATATTCCTGGTTATATTAATGTTGATATTAGACCTGAAAGTAAGGCTGATGTTATTAGTAGTATAGAAAACTATCTTGCTGCTTGTGAAAGTGGTAGTGTAGATGTTATCTATATGTGTCACGTATTAGAGCATTATAAGAAAATTGAATCACAAATTATTCTTAATAAATGTTGGAGAGTATTAAAAAAGGGTGGAGTATTAAGATTATCGGTGCCAGATTTTAAAGCAATTGCCGAATATTATATCATTAATGTTTTTCCTATGGAAAATAATAGTAATATTGATATATTATCTGGTTTAACTTTTGGCGGTCATAAGAATGATTATGATTATCATTTTCAAGCATTTGATTATCAAAAATTAGGTAATATGCTTAATGATGCAGGATTTAATCAACTTACTTTATGGAATTGGAGAAATATTGAACACGGTAGTATAGATGATTATTCACAAGCTTATCTCCCACACATGGATAAAGTAAATGGACAATTAATGAGTTTAAATTTGGAGGCAATAAAATAATGTATGATTTATCAATTTTAGTCCCTGGTATTAGATATCAAAATTGGGATAGATTATATAATTCCGTAAAATCCTCTATAGGTATTGGTTATAGTTGGGAAATGATTATTTGTGGTCCTTACCCACCATCAGGAGAATCATTCACTAAGGAATCTAACTTTAAGTTTATTAGAGACTTTGGTGCTCCTGCTAGAGCTACTCAAATAGCATCCTTATTAGCACAAGGAACTTACATGATGTGGGCTGCTGATGATGGATACTTATTAGAAAACTCTCTAAAGGATTCATTAGATTTATTAACTCCAGAGAACAATCCATTAAAAGGGATAATTTTAAGATACTCGGAAGGTCCAGGATTGTCTGGTCAAATGCCTGATGATAATTATTGGAAAGCTAGAACTCATAGAGATCAACAGTTACCAGGAATTAAAGACAGTTATATGTGTGCTCCTGCTGGGATGTATTATACTGATATGTTTAGATGGTTAGGCGGATTAGATTGTAGGTTTGAACATATTAATATGTGTACCCATGATTTAGCATTTAGATTTCAAGAAGCTGGTGGTACATTTCAATTATCTCCTGCTGAGGTATTGAAGTGTGATTGGAATCCTGGTGTAGGAGATAATATTCCTGTACAACAAGCATATCATGGAAATGATTTAGGATTATTTCAATCAATTTGGAATCAACCAGGACGACAGATTCAAATTTCTTATTATAATTGGTTAGGATCCCCTGAAAGATGGGCTAGGAGATTTGGTAATGGATAGAGTATTAGTAACTTCAAGAGGATTAGTGGGAACTGCTATTGAGAATATTAGTGGAAATTATCCTCAATACCAATTTATATTTTCAGATAGAATTAGTCGTGATTTAAGAAATCCTAGAAATGTATCTGAACTATTTCAAGAATATATGCCTCATTATGTTATTCATACGGCTGGAAGGGTGGGAGGAATTCAACGTAATATTGATACACCCGCCCAACAGTTTTATGATAATATTTTAATTAATTCTAATGTTATTCATTATGCAAGTTTAAATAATATAAAAAGAATTGTAGCGTTTACTTCTGTTTGTGCATTCCCAGATGGACTAGAAGAATTATCTGAGGATAACCTCCACAACGGTCCTCCTCATAAAGCACACGAATCTTATGCATATGCTAAGAGAATGGTAGACGTACAATTAAGAGCCTATAATAAACAACATGGACTTAAAGGATGCTGCCTTATTCCAGGTAATATGTTTGGTGAATCAGATAATTATAATCTAAAGGATGGACACGTAATACCCTCACTAATTCATAAGTTTTATAATGCTAAGACTTATGATGAGCCTGTTGTTATATGGGGAGACGGATCATCATACAGAGAATTCTTATATGCTAAGGACGTAGCTAAAATAGCTATTGATTTATTAGATTCCAAGGTGCTCCCAGAACTAATGATAGTATCTGGTAAACAAGAATATACTATTAGATCTATAGTTAATAAGATTGCTAAGATCTATAAGTATAATAATATTGAGTGGGATATTACTAAGCCTAATGGTCAGTTAAGAAGACCTACTAATAAGACAGTATTTAATTCAGTATTTCCTAACTTTGAATTTACTGATTTAGATGTAGCTTTGTGGCAATCTATTGAATGGTTCAGAGATAATTATAGATCACCTTCATTAAGACTATGAAAAAAGCATTAATAACTGGAATCAGTTCCCAGGACGGATCTTATCTTACTGAGTTATTACTTAGTAAAGGATATGAAGTCTGGGGAACTATTCGTAGACACTCAGTAGCAGAGACTCAAACTTCTAGACTTAATGAAGCAGGAGTAATAGATAAGATCCAAAGAAGATATGCTGATATGACTGATAGCATGTCTTTAATTAAGGTATTACAAGAGTGTATGCCTAATGAGATTTATCATTTAGCTGCCCAGTCTCACGTTAGGATTAGTTTTGATAACCCAGTTTATACTACTCAAGTTAATGCGGTAGGTACTTTAAACTTATTAGAGGCTGCTAGATTAATATGCCCAATGGCTAAGATTTATAACGCAGCTACCTCTGAGATGTATGGTAACACTCCTTTAAATAAATATGGATATCTTGATGAGTTTTCTGAAATGAAGCCTGTTTCTCCATACGGGTCTTCTAAATTATTCGCATATAATATATGTAAAAATTATAGAGATTCATATAGAATGTTTATATCTAATGGAATATTATTTAATCACGAATCCCCCAGAAGAGGAACTAATTTTGTTAGTGCAAAAATAATTAAAGGTGCATTAGATATTAAATGTGGGAAGTTAAATAAATTAAAATTAGGTAATATGGATTCTGTTAGAGATTGGGGACATGCTAAGGATTATGTTAGAGCTATGTGGATGATGCTTCAACATAGTAAGCCAGATGATTTTGTTGTTGCCACAGGAAGTTCTCATAGTGTTAAAGAATTGTGTGAAATAGCATTTAAATTATGTAAATTAGATTATAAGGAATTTGTTGAAGTAGATAAAATTTATCTTAGACCAACTGAATTAACATTTTTAAGAGGAAATTCTACTTATATAGAACAAGAATTAGGTTGGTTGCCAAGATACTCTTTTGAAGATTTAGTATATGATATGCATTTTTATTTTAAGGATCAAATAAATGGATAGAATAGAATTTGGTGAACTAAGAATTGGAGAAATTGCTCGCAAGAATCTTATGGATTGTTGTGATAAGAATTGGGCAAGCTCTGGTGAGAAGGTTAAGAGATTTGAAAAGCAATGGGGAGACTTATTTGGATATAAGTACAATAAAGCAGTAAGTTCAGGTACAGACGCAGTTATTAATATGTGTCTAACCCTTTATGATTTTGGAGCTAAAGAAGGAGACGGAATTATAGTTCCTGCTTTATCTTTTATTGCTACTGCTAATGCCGTTAGAGCAGCAGGATTTACTCCTGTTCCTGTGGATATTAAAAGAGAAACTTTAAACATAGATGAACAAAAAGTATTAGAAACTATGTGTATTTTTGATACTGCCAATAAAGAACTAGGATTTCAAATACAAGCTATTATTGCTGTACATACTATGGGCAAGCCTTGTAATATGAAAATATTAAAAGCAATAGCGGATTCTCAGAATGTAATGTTATTTGAAGATGCTTGTGAAGCTCATGGTGCGGTTTATGATCATGAATATGTTGGTCATCATAGTGATGCAGCAGCCTTTAGTTTTTATGTAGCCCATTTAGTTTGTTGTGGGGAAGGGGGAATGGTATCTACTAATCGTAAGGATATAGCAGATATTATTAACTCTACTAGATCTCATGGTAGAAGGAATGGAGATCTTTATTTTGACTTCCCAAGACGTGGATTTAACTCTAAAATGAATGATCTTGAGGCATCAATAGGCTTAGAGGGAATAGCTAATTTTTGGAAGACTTTTGATACTCGATATATTAATATGAAGAGAATAATGGTAGGACTATCTCACCTTAAGAATGAATTATGGTTTAGTGAAGAAGATAAAAATAATAAAAATTGTCCTCATGGTATTTCAATGACGGTTAAAGTTCCTGGTAAGATTCATGGATTAAAAGAAGCACTAGATAAGGCAGATATTCATTGGAAACGTAATTTTGGATGTTCTTTTACCCAACATGATGCATTTAGGGCAGAGAGAGAAAAGGATTACTATAACTTAGGATGCTACCCAGAAGCGGAGTATGTAGGAGATTATGGTATTCACATTGGTTGCCATCAATACTTAACAGAAGAGAATATTAATCGTATTATAACTACGGTATCTAACTACTTCAAATGAAAATCTCTATTCTATGTCCGACTCGCGGCCGTCCTCTAAATATGTCTAGAGTATGGTCATCTGCTTATATGAGAGCTAACGAACCATATAATTTAGAGATCATTTTTTATATTGATGAAGACGATAAAGAGTCTATAGATAGATTAACTTACATGAAAGGTCCATACATTCATGTAGACGCAGTTATTGGTCCTAGAATCTTAATGGCTGAAATGACTAATAAAGCATATGAATTAGCTGATGGTGAAATAGTAATGTTTGCAGGAGACGATATTATATTTCAAACTAAAGGATGGGATGATAAGGTAAGAGAAGAATTTAATAAGTATGAAGATAAGATTTTATTCGTATATGGAATGGATGGAATTCAGCCACCGTCTTTTGGCACGCATGGATTCCTACATCGTAATTGGATTAACACATTGGGATACGTTGTTCCTCCTTATTTTGTGTCTGATTACTGTGATACTTGGATTAATGAAGTAGCTGATCTTATTGGTCGTAAACATTATATTGATATCTTTACAGAACATTTACATTTCTCAGTAGGTAAAGCTCCTATAGATCAGACCACGATTGATAGGTTACAAAGACATAAAGCCAATCAGGTAGAGAACTTATACGCTTCTCTAAAGGATGAGCGGATTAAAGATGCAGAAAAGTTAAAATCCTTTATTTCTTCTTTTTCTAATAAAGTTTAGAGTATAATAAGATAACAATGCGGGGGTAGAGAAATTGAACTCACTGTGGTCCGAAGCCCAGAGATTGCTGGTATCAAGTCCAGCCCCCTGCTCCAATTTTTTGTGGGGTAGCATAATGGTGATGCACCGCTCTGTTAAAGCGACTAGTAAAGGTTCAAGTCCTTTTCCCACAGCCACTTAAAGGAATTATTATGATTAGTGTACACATTGCTATTAATGGGACTCCTATTCTGGCTAGATCAGCAGTTCGTAGAGAAGGACTTACTCAACCATTTACTTATGACTGTGATGATGGAACAGTTATTGAACATAATTATGGTGATGGAGCAGTAGTGTTAGCTAAGAAACTATTAGATACTATAAAAGAGTCAAAGACAAGAAAGACAATTTCTATGGAAAGTGTCAAGTCAAAAGAGTCAAATTCAGTATAATAGAGTATGAAATCAAACGAAATAATTGACATTTTAAAGTCCGTAGGTGCTCTTAGTGATCAACCTAATGAAGATGAAATTGAATATGTAAGTACGGGCTCCCATATGATTAACTGGGTATGCTCTGATGACTTTAAGAAGGGATTACCTATAGGATCAATAGTAGAACTTATAGGAGAAACTTCTGTGGGCAAGAGTTATATTGCCCAAATCATAGTTAAAGAAGCTCAGTCTAAGGGCTGGATTTGTGCTTATCTCGATAATGAAGGAACTTTAAATAAATCTTTAGCAAATAAATTAGGTATTAATGTTGATACTCTAATTTATCCTGACTTATCTAATGTTGATACTATAGAGAAATGTTTTTCCAAGGCTGAGGAAGTTATAACTAAGGTACGAGAAATTAATGTTAAAACTCCTATTGTAATTGTTCTCGATAGTCTGGGTACTGCGACCACGGAAAAAGAGTTAGCAGAAGAAATGACTGATGAGAATAATATGGGAGGGGCAATTAGAGCTAAGACAATAGGAAGATTACTTCGTAAAATTAATCCTATTGTACGAAAGCAAAATGTCTTATTCATATTGGTTAATCAAGTAAGACATAAAGCAGGAGTAGTATTCGGATCCCCAGAAACTAGAGCAGGTGGGGGTAGAAGTCTTGAATACTATGTTAATATTAGTCTTCAAATAGCTTCTAATAAATCTTCTGATATCCTTAAGGATAACGATGTACCTTATGGGATAGTGGGGGAAGTTAGAAATAAAAAGAATAAGAATGCTTCTCCTTTTAGAACCTGTCCATTTAAGATAGTTTGGAACAAGGGCTTAGATCCTAATTATGGTCTAACTAAGTTTTTTGTTGGTACTGGAGAACTAATAGCTTATGATAAGGGCTGGTTTAGTCTTCCTAATTCTAGTGATAAATTCAGAGAATCAGCATTTGAAGACAAGTTACTTAACGACCCGTCATTCAAAACTTTACGGGAAAAGTTAAGTTAAATAAAATCGAGTTACTTTTAATATATCGGCCCTATCCCGTATAATAAGGGGTAAGACGAGCACGGTGCTCGATCTAATTAGACTTTAAACAAAAAGATTATAACGAGAAAACTATGAACGACAATATTTTAGATGAACCAGAAGTAGAAACCGAACAAGAAAATACAGTAGTAGCAGGAAACCTAAAGTATCCTGATCCTGAGGCTTATCGGGTTGCAACTAATAAGAGATTTCGAATGACTAAGGCTCAAAAGGAAAGAGGAATTGATCGGCAAGCTGCATTTATTGAGTTTATGCAAGGCAAGTAATTATGAATAAAGCAGTTAAGAGTAAATGGCTACGGGCTCTTAGGTCTAAGAAGTATAGGAAGGCTAAAGGACAATTACGAATTGGAAATAGTTTTTGTTGCTTAGGAGTTCTTTGTGATATTTCTAATAATAGTGGTAATTGGGACATAGAAGATCCTAATATATTCTTATATCCTGCTGGGGATACTGTAGCTCAATGCGATACTAGACTTCCAGATAGATATCAAAAAGCTATTCATTTTAAAGAAAGTGACGAAAACGAATTAATTAGGCTTAATGATAGCTGTGATACTTGGGATGAAGTAATTAGTTATATTGATAAGAATATGTAATGAGATGGCTTAAGATTATAGTTACAATTATATTAGCCCAACTGGATAAGATATTTAAAACCAGTTGGGCTATTAACTATAGATTGTGGTTGGATACTAGACGAATTAATAGAGAATGGTACCAACATCTTCTTGAAAAAGATAAAAAGATAATGGAAGCTGAGTTAGTTAGACAGAAAGCACATGAGCATTATTTATGGCAAAAGACAGAGGACTCAATAAAGAAGTCATAAAAAGAATTAAAGAACGATTGGAAAAAGGCCAACGTACATATAATAAAGAATTAACTTTAAATGACACACGAAATTATCTTAAAGAGGCTGTCGAAGAGGCTCTAGATTTAGTGGTTTATCTAACTGCTCATTTAATTAGATTAGAGGAAGAAGATGGGAAAGACTTATAAAGATCGTAAGGATTATACTCCAAAAAGTAAAAAGAATAAACCTAAGTTAAAAGGCCCAAAACAAGGTTATGATGCTTACGACGAAGGTAATTTAGAAGAAGCAAGAAAAGAGAAGCAGAGGCAAATTGATAAGTATGGAAGCTAATCTTTTATTCTTTGATGTATCCTGTGGTCATTCAATTTATGACTTTAAAACTATGGATACTGAGGAGATTAATGATATTATTACCTATGTAATAAAAAGAGAAGTATCGAGGGCCATTAAACCTATATAACATAGAAAGTTATGTTATATGCCAGCCCCCTATAAGTTAAAAAAGCCCTTAACAACCAGGAATCAGCTTAATAGATTTATTAAGTTTGTTCACGAAAAGGCAACCGAAGATAGAAAACAGTCCTGGGAAGTCTACCAATTATATAAAAGACTGGTAGAGGAAAATAATAGAGACTCTGATAAAGAGCAAATGTTAACTTGCTTGAAATTGCTTCAAGCGTCTACCGAAAACCTTACTAAACTTATAAGTGTGGTTTCCAAGATTACTGCCGAAGATAGTCCGTTCGAGAAATTAACTCCAAGTTTTCAAGATTTATTAAAAAATGACAAAAAACTCAAACCAAGACTTCCGGGTAGCGGACCCAGCCTCAAAGAAGATAGTAACGATTAGGAAAATTAATGTCGCTGAGTTTAATGAAATACTCAGTGAATTAAATTTATTAATAACCGATAATACATCGCTAACTTTAAGTGCATATCATTTATTCTTAGTTAAAAAGTTAGTTACTAATTGGCGTAAGCTCTATAAGACTATAGAGGAAGAGAATAAGATTGAGTTTACTAGTATATTGTATGAATACATAGTATCAATCTATCCTAGATTCAGCGTAGCATTAGTTTGTAAGATAATTAACCTCTCAATTGTAAATCAATTGATGAAGGAACAACAAGCTGAGAACATAGTAAATGTTGAAGCTAGCCCTGAAATTGAGTTATCTTCTCTTACTGATGTTAATAGGATTGAATCATCTTTAAAAGAGAATCTTATTGGACAAGAAGAAGTAATTAAAAATATAGTAAGCACATTAAAATTAATGGCTACTGGTTTAAGTACTCATACTTCTTTTTACTTCGCAGGACAACCTGGATGTGGGAAGAGTCACTGCGCTAAGATTCTTGGCAAACAGTTAAAGAACTTTTATCAAATTAACTGTGGAGAATATTCTAATGGTGGAGAGTATACTAAATTAATTGGATCTCCTCCTGGATATATTGGACATACAGAGAATACTGTATTAGGTCAAAAAGCTGCAATTTCTAATAGATGGGTACTTTTATTTGATGAGTTTGAAAAGGCAAATGAAAAGTTTCAAGAGTTCTTATTAAACTTATTAGATGAAGGCAAGGTTACAGATAACCTAGGACAAACATTAGACTTTAGTAAATCAGTGTTTATCTTTACCTCTAACCAAGGATTAAAAGATACTGTAGGAGTTAAAAAGATTGGTCTTGGAGAAAAGATAAGTACTTATGTTTCTAGTAAAGAGTCAATATTAGAGGATATAAAGAAACACTTATCTCCTGAGTTTTTAGATCGAATTGATAATATGGTATTCTTTAATCCTCTTACAAAAGATAATATAGAGAAGATAATAAAATTAGAATTAAATAATTATCCAATTATATCTTCTAAGAAATTAACAGACTTTATTATTAATAATGCTTATACTCCGGAATAAGGAGCGAGGCACATTAAT